ATATTTTAGAGGTACTTGTATTCTTATTTAAAAGTTTTTCCTAAAAAATTTTGTTATAAGAATTATTTTGAGTACCTTTGCACTCGATTTAGGGGTTCCGTAGCTCAGTTGGATTAGAGCAACGCCCTTCTAAGGCGTGGGTCTTGGGTTCGAATCCCAACGGAATCACAGAAAGGACACTGTATTAAGTGTCCTTTTTTTGTTGATAATCAGCGGTTTACGATGTAATCGCTATTTGATAGTAATTCCGAAGGTAGAAAATATTGGTATCGTTTTTTGCTGATTTTTGCCGTTTTTTGCCAATATGTTCTACTTTTGTTCTACCTTTGTGTTCTACCAAAGTACGATTAGTTATGACAGATTATCCTACCACACGATTCGTTTTCGATAGAAAAAATACCGCAACAAATGAGAAAAAGGCGTTGATTCAAGTTGAAATCCTTTTTCAAAGAAAGAAGAAATATATAAGTACTGGTGTTAAAGTTTTTAAAAATCAGTATAATAAAAAAGAGTTTGTATGCAATTGCTTTGAAATGGTTGCGCTTAATAAGCGTATAAATGCAGTTAAAGAGCGTATAGACAATTTTATATCTTCGCTGATGGAAAAGAACGAACCTTTTACATTTGAGAAGTTAGAGAGCTTTCTGGATTATGAGGATAAAAAGGAAATGAAGTTCCTGGAATATATCCTTATGAGAATTGATCAAAGAAATGACATTAGAGATTCTACAAAGAAGAATCATAAGAAACTCATAAATTCATTGGAACAGTATGGCAAAATCATTTATTTCTCCGATCTGACAAAAAAGAATATAATCGGATATGACGAATTCTTGCATCAGCAGAATATAAAGCAGACAACAATTTGTTCTTACCACAAATTTATGAAAACTTATATTCATGATGCTATCAAACATGAACTCATATCAGCAGATCCTTACATCGGAATAAAAATAGTCAAAGGTGAGAGCGAGATAGGTCGATTTCTGTCAGAAAAAGAATTTCAAGCACTCAAGGCTGCAGAACTGCCGACAGAAAGTCTTAAAAAAGTAAGAGACTTGTTTGTAATACAATGCCTTACAGGATTGTCATTTTCAGATTTAATGAACTTTGACTTTTCCAGAATAGAGGAAATTGATGGACACCATTACATTAATGCAAAGCGAAATAAAACCGGAATAGAATATTGTGCAGTGCTATTGCCTGATGTGATGGAAATTGTGAAACGATATGGTGACAATCTGCCAAAATTTTCTATTCAACAATATAATATGAGATTGAAACTTATTGCTGATTATGCCGGGATAAATAAAGATATTGCAAGCCACTGGGGTAGAAGGACCTGCGGGATGTTACTTTTAAATAGAGGCGTCAGCATGGAAGTCGTATCAAAAGTTTTGGGGCATTCTAGCATAAGAACTACTGAAAGCGTATATGCTAAATTACTTCCTAAAACTATCGTCAGAGAGATTACGGATAAAGTTCAATAAAATCAGGGCTGTGTAGCAATACTATTACACAGCCCTTTTATAGCTTACTTTTTTAGTTTGTATACCATACATCCCATTACAATCAAGACTATTATAATGATAATGCTTATAGCCCATCCTCCAACATTCAATTTAAGCTGTTCCCATTTACTCAGTTTGCATTCAACAGGGTAGGGGACATTTATTGTATCTGAACGCAATATGGCCACCGTGTCATATTTTACCTTGTCACGATAGACGTACTTCCAAACGACCTTATCCTGATATATGGTATCTCCAGCCGTCCATCTGTTGACGAATACGCTGTCTCGTTGATATATGCTGTCACGCTGGTATCTGTCGACATAAATACTGTCGGTTCTAACAGTCTCCACAGGCACATACTGAACAGATTTGCATCCAGCCGACAAACTCAATATGATGTAGGGGATAATGAGAAATAACAACCTTTTAACCATTCCCATAACTATATACCTTTATATTCTGTTATGGCATCAAAACAAGGACATTCCTTTATCCTCTCCCATGAGTCAACCTTGCCGTTATGATTGGTGTCAGGGCTGATATCCCTGTGACCAAGTATCTGAGCATTCGGATAACGGCCCCTCAACTCCTTAAGCAGCTTTACAAGGCTTGCCTTCTGGGCTTCCGTCCTGTTGTCCACCGCCTTGCCATTTGAGTCTATGCCGCCTACATAGGCAACATTAACAGATGTCGAGTTGTAGCCCTGTACTCCGTTGCTCACTTTTTCCTCTCCGAGCATCTGTTTTATCGTGCCATCAGGCATGACCACATAATGGTAGCCGGGGTTCTTCCAGCCTTTGTTCTTAAACTCTTTTCTCAAATCCTCTATTGTCTGCTTCTGACTTCCTGCAGTACAATGTACAAAAATTCTTTTAATGCTTCTCATAACTTTACTTTTTATCTATTTCATCAAAACCGGCTTCCAAGGCTTCACCTATGTCTTTGTTCTTGCGCTTTGCGAAAGCAACGACAAACGCCCTGAAAAAGCCCTTAATACTCTTTTCTTCAATCCTTACCCCATGAAGCCAAAAGAAATGACCAAAGAAAGACTTTGCTTCACAGCCAACGGCAATACAAGTGGCTACAAAACCGCCCATCATGTAATCAACACCTATAGGCTTAAGGAGAGCCATGCCAATAAAAGCACCTATGCTCACCCACATCAGGTAGTCCATCAACTTATTGATTGACCTTCTGATAGCCCTAGATGTGCGCCACTTATACTGCGCCATGACCAACTTATCGCCCTTTTTCTTGGCCATGTTGAACCGCTTGCTGCTTTCGCCCCAACCGAAGCGGAAGTCAGCTAATACACATAAAAGTATCGTCGCCAAAAACCAGCGTGCATCATATATCACGGCAACAAGCTCGTTGCCCATCATGGCGAAAGTAAACATTCTGGTGCCGCTGTTCATATAAATATCTTGTTCAAACATATCAGTAAATTTATAGAGGAATTGCCGTGTGAACGACAATTCCCCTTATTAAATAACTTCCTCAATCGCAGCAATCTGACCCAGAGTCCAGTCGTTGCTGGCTACGAACTTTCCGAAGGCACTGGCACCCAGCGGCTCGTAGTCCAACTCGTTCTCCTTCTTTGATTCTTCCTTCAGACACTCAACAATCTTGTTGTTGTAGTCGGTGAAGTATTTGTTTATCTCTATACGTTCGGCCTCGGTAAGGGTTGTATTTTCACCCTCAGTCTGCCATTTCTGAGCCTTTTCGAGCATCTCCTCATGGTTCTCACCTTTCAGCTTTTCGCTGGCGTCTTTCTTAAAGTCCTCAAAGTTGGTTGCCACAGGCTTCAATACGCGGATGATCTTAATCATTCTGAACTTGTCCTCATCATCCATCTTTGTGAGTTTTGCGTCGTTGATAAGGTTGTAAACACTCAAAATCTTCTCAGTTGATATTTTTTTCATAACTTATTAATTAATGTTTTTTATTAAACTTATTTTTCTCTCTCTAGCTTTACAGTGTGTTATTCTTCCACTTTAACCTTCAATTCGTCAACGCATGTCTTAATGCTTTGAGCTATCTTAGACATGTCGTTAATATCCACCGATGAGATATTGTATTTCACATTATCTCCGTCTGGATAGGCATTCGCAGAACCTTTGTAGGTTTTTTCGGTGTCTGTAATGTTCATTGAAACACTTTCCATTTTACCCTCCATATTCGCACGGTATTCACCGCTGATAAGGTAAGTTTCATCACTGTAGTTAAAGTTCGCTGTTGTTGTCTTACTAGTAATTTCTACCATAATTGTATGTTTTAAAAGTTAATATCATTATCCCACGCTAACGGGTGTACCGTTGTTGGTGAGGTCTATTCGTGTATATTGAGATGAAGGCGAAATCACTACGGTTACATCCAGCTTGTTACCCGTAATTGCGCCTTCAAGATTAGCATCCGCGTTGTTATATTCTATGTTCTGGACTATCGGCATGCCTCGCATCCATTGTATGTTGCTTTCCCGGTTGGCGTCTTCCTCTGTGGGGTATGCTGCAAATGAGATTGTATTAAACTTAGTACCGAGCACTAGGGTCTTGTTTGATGTACCAATCATTCCTGCACCCTCATTATATGCCAAGGCGTAGACGAGATTTATCTCTGTCAGTTGTCCTGTATTGCTGTCCTTTACCTTGCCTTTCTGTACGATTGTGGCACGCAGTGAATCGTATGCAGTACTTCCGCTGGTGAGCTTAACGGTAACTTTTGAGTCCGGGGTTGCAATCTGGTCAATAGTCTTTCGGAAAGAGAATATGTTTCCGTCGCTGTCCTTGTAGTACCATGTCTTACCCCAATCAAGGATGTTTTCTGCTTCCAGGACATACGTATATGTACCTGTGAAAATCTTGATATTATGGCTATATCCCTTATATCTCCTGTAGATGTGCATGCTGGAAGTAAGCAATGCACTATATTTTGTCATCGCCTCCCAATTTGTCTCACCTGCAGAAGTAGAAAGAAACAGATACACATCTATCGTATCTGATTCTGATATAGTCTGGCCGGCGCCTCCGTTCTCAATAGATGAGCCGTTGTTAATGACAACAGGCAAAGCCCAGCTGTCGCTGTTGTTGGCATTGAGAGCTGTCGTGCTTACATAAGCCGTTGTTATACCACGCGTTATATTCTTAATTATTATGCCTATATATACTGCACTCAGATGCAGTATGTCGCAAATGTCAGACAAGTCAAGCTCGCCCTGTTCGCGGTCCGGCATGTCAACACCAAAATATGAAAAATTGTCAGCTGTCAGTTCTGTAGGAAGGTTTACCGTGAATGGCGGTCTTGCGTCGTGTCTGTAACCTACGAAGTCTGTTAGCCTGAAAGGGAAGTCAGGATATGCCGCACTGGCACCTTTGCCGGTAGGTCTGTTATACCGCCATACAGCATCACTATTCTGGTTGCCATTACTTCCCATATCAGCAAGTTCGCTTATGACAGGGACCGTGTATGCCGGTTGGTCGCCGTCGCCATACCACCAAGGCTTATGCGAACTTGACTGAGGATTTCCGTTCCAGTCTGAAGAACCTTTTAATGTATCTTCAGGAAAGATAGCACGCAACGGCACGGGCTTGAATTTTGCCCACATGTTGATGTTTGCATGCGTGCAAAGCGTACCAACATCATTCGATGATGATCCAAGAACAGAGCCTACATCTCTTGTGTTCAGTGGGGCTGATACTATGTTTCCGTCTATTACTCCCATGCTATGATATTTTTAAACGTTTAACTTCTTCTTCGAGTTCTTTTATCTTTTTCTCTATCGAGAGTATGCGTCTGGCGTTAGCTATTGATGCAAGCAGAGCGATCACGTCATACTGCATGCTCAGGTAATTGTCGCGTTTATGTATTGCCTGCGGTAAAATAGGCTGCCAATACTGGGCTATAGAACCTACTGCCAAATCTCCGGTTTTCTTCCACGCGAACTCCACTGCAGGCGCCTTTGCTATTTCCTCAACGGAAAGGCATACATTTTTCCGTATGTCCTTCAGCCTTATGTCAGAACTGCTGCTCAATACCAAGGCTGTCACGGCTCCGGTAGCTGCAATGTTTCCAGATACATATAGTTTCTCAGTCGGTAACGTCGTACCGATACCAACATTTCCACTTTTCAAGACAGCCAAAGTTCCGTTAATAGCCAGACACCCGCTTACAACTTCAACTATTCTGCTGGTATAATCTGCAGATGAATTATTGTAGTGGAAATCTATGTAAGGTGTAAATCCATATATTTCAATGCTTTGCGTAAACAATGTATTCCATCTTGCGCCCGAACTACCGATATTGTATTGCCCATTTGAATACGGCACAATATCTCCCTGTGTTCTCACATCTCCTTTTACATCAAGTTTGTATGCAGAATTTACTGTAGATGTGTTACCTATAACGACATTTCCGGCTGAGTCTATTGTCATAGCTCTTGTTCCGCCGCGCCAACCGAAATATATGCTTGTGCCGGCTTTACTCTGTAAACCTGTCTGCGTGCCGTCGCCATCAAAGCTGGCAAAAACACTTGAACTGTCTGCTGAACCGAACCATATACCGCCAACATTCTTCAGCCACTGTTTGTTGAAGTCGGTCTGCCCATTTGAAATCAGCTTTGTTGAAATAGTCAATTGTGAGAAGTTTGCAGTGCTGGGCATAAGCAGAGTAATATCAGTTGAGCCGTCGACAGAAAGTTTAGCTCCTGTATTTTCTCTTGCGTTGTCCTGAATACAAACAGTTCTGTAACTTCCCCATTTGGCTGTAGTGATATTTGCTGTGCCGTCGAAACTCGTTCCATTAATCGAGCGGGCGGTCTGCAGCTTCGTTGCGCTAGCCACGTTATCTGTCAGGAACGCAAGAGTTCCCCAGCTCGACCATCCGCTGCTTGTGTTGTCGCGTTTGCTTCTGTAATATATATGGCCAAGTTCTGTGCTTCCTTTCCATTCGAGCAAGAGTTCTCCTGCACCTGAATTTTCACCGCGAACACTCATAAGGTTTCCATAAGCGGCAGGATAACCATTATTATAAGCCCTATATAGCCTTAAACCTTCGTTTGGCATTGTGGTGCCGGAAATAGCTGTAAGTCTACCATGATCGTAAAGTATTCCGACCCCGCCAGCATCATCGGCCTCAATAATATTGGTATAAGCCTTCTTATGCAGCTCTTCCGCTGCCACTTCTATTGAGGTCCAACATTCTGTTGATGTCAACTTGTCGGTAGTGGTAGTGTTATTTACTTCTAAGGAATTTACAAGAGTCCATGTCCTGCCTAAAGAGCCTCTTCCTCCTTGAGTTAGCACCAAACCAGTTACGCTAGAATAAGCACCGTTAGTCCATAAAAATACATCAGCATAAGTTTCTCCGGAAGCATTGTACAATCCAATCTTAACATCAGTTCTGTTAAATGCTCTTCTATTAAGCCATTCTACATGGGCTGCAGAAACAGTGCCGGGAGTATTTGTTCTTAAAGTGATTCTTACTATGCCCCATTTACCACCATCGTAACCTTGTGAAAGCAACAAAGTGACTTCTTTATCTTGATAAGGTTCTGTTATAGGCCCTATTTTAGCTATACGGTGCCAAGGATAGTTATTTTTGTTGTTTACCGAAAGATAGAAATTATAAGGCTTATAGTCAAAGCTAACATTTGAGCTTCCGTCAATACTGAAAGAACAATCGGCAAAACCGTTCATTGTGACAGTTCTTGCAGCCTGCCACTTTGAAGCAGTAGAGGCGTTGCCGTTAAGACTACCGGTAAACGAGTTCGCATGTACATCCCCATTCACTGCAAGTTTGTAAGTAGTTGATGCAGATTGACCGATGCCGACATTTCCTGTTCCAAAATTTACTGCTATCGAGGGTGAATTGCTAGAAGAGCCTATATACCACCAATTAGAAGAACTGGTTGAACCAAAAGTGACATTACCATATTGGTCGAACCAAATAGCTGTTCCATTAGTAAAACGCAACTCAGGAACCTTCAATGCTCCGGTCATTGTATCTCCACTTAAATTAACGAAACGACCATCAGCATCAGTCTTGCTGTATGCATACTCGCCATAATTTGAAGAATCTAATATCTTACGCCAACCACCATTAAAATTATTATTTGCTGTTCTCCAATACAAACTTGTCGCAGTGTTGGATGCCATTAATATCTGACCTTGCCATCCGCTCGCTGTCTGCATTGTAAACATACCGAAAGCATCAACACCACTCGGCTTGTCTGAAACAGTGTTGCTTCCTCCCGCATAATACAAATGGCCGGAAGTTTTATAATCAGCAAGAGACTGAGATGTAAGTACTGAAACATTCAGCTGATTTGTTGTTGCAGAATTTCCTGTTATTGATACCCCAAGACTTGTGCCACACTGAGTTATTGTTCCAGCATTAAGATATACAGGCAAAGAGCTGCTGCCGACTGTCGCTGAAAGAGCTGTTGCCGTTCCTGCGTTAAGATATATAGGCTTTGCTGTTCCTCCAACGGTTGAAGTTCCAAGTTTAGAAGCAGTCGAAGCATTACCATTCAAATTACCATTGAATGAAGGAGCAGTAATAGCTGCCTTTGAGGTAACACCATACCAATTTATTATAAAACGTTCTCTGTCCGCCTCATTAGTATTACCATAATAATTCATTCTAAAAATGAAACTATCATCACCATCGTCGGCGACAGCAAAGTTTAAATTTGTAACTCCTCGTTCTTTTGTGGAAGAATATATTTTTGGGGCGGCGTCACTAGAATCCCTAGGCTCAAAAGAAAGTTCGCCTGTAATAGTTCCCCCTGTCAAAGGCAAATAATTGTGTGTATGACTAGAGGCTGCTGCTCCGATATTAGCCGCAGTGATATTTATAGTCGAGTTACCGGTCTTAGGATTGAATGTGCCGATTGTGCTTCCATTACCCTGTAAAGTAAGGGCATAAATGTTTTGGTGCGAAGTCAAAGCTGTTATGCCTTTTGTTGCGGTTATAACGTTGCCGCTCTTTGTAACTGCAGTAACCACATTTCCTGTTCCGCTCGTTACAACAGAGGTTGCGCCACCGGCTTCCAAAGCTGACACACGTGTATTGAGGTTGCTGCCAAGCAAAGCTGATAACACCCATGTAGCCTTGTCCTCTGTATAGTCACTCCAGCTGTCCAAACGCTCGTAAGATCCTCCGCTGCCACCGGCGGCATTCAAGCCCATTGCAGAAATAAAGCTGTCAGAATAAAGTCCATGCGAGAAGTGGAAGCAGCCTTTTGTGCTGTCCCATGTTATCGTACCGTTTCCAATTCTTATCTGTGACGCCACAGAAAGAGTATTGCTAAAATAACCTGTGCCATTAACATGTAAAGTATGGGTAGGAGTGTCGGTAAGTATGCCGACGCTGCTATTATTTATCTTAAATAAGATAACCTTATTTTCCTCATTATTTTGGCATCTATAAAAATTAAAAACACCGCCATACTCATAGAAATCCCATTGGTTGACCCCTGGACGCCCTAATTCTAATCTATGATTATATGGGTTGGACGTCTCATTAACAATTGCAGAAACGTTGTACATTGCACCACTAATATTAGCGGTGCCATCAAATGCCTGGCCCCAAATAGTACGTTTATTCTGTAACTTATAAGCTGCTTCCGCATACAGACCGCTGACTACGCTTCCGCTATTAGCTTTCAGCAGATTACGGCCAAACTCTGTTGTCGCAAGTTCGGCATACGTGTTGGCTGCGCTCGCATAGAGCATTGAGCCTGATGCAACCGAACTCTTGCCGGTACCACCATAAGACACGCCAATAACGCCAACATTGACGCTGGCAGAGCCGTTAAAATTCTTGCCGTTGATGCTCAGAGTGCCTGTAGTCTTTGCAGCCTCTTTTGCTACTCCATTTACGAAGTAACCCTCCAGCTTCGTAACCCTGCTGCTTACTGCGGTAACATTGCTGTTTATATCGTTCAATAGACCTTCGAGGGTAGAAGAGTCACCTATACCGTCGAGGAATGATATAATTTCATTCCATTTGTCAATCACGCCATTAGCGTCAGATCCGGCTATTGATTCAACAAACGAATAGGCGGTGTCCCATTGCTGCTGCTTCGCCGTGGTAGGCAGACTATATCCGCTGGCAAAACTGAGAGCAATGACACCTACCGATGACAAGGCTCCGGCTGTGAAGCCCTGCGGGACATTGATTGCCGTGCAGGCATTTATGTTTATAATCTTGTCAGCCGTAGGCACATAGCTTCCTACACCCTCTCCGTTGCGCTGCATCGTGAGGGTGTATAGCTTCTGGTGTTCCGTCAGGAACGTTCCTTTCGTGAATGTTACGGTGTTGCCACTCTTGCTGAACCCGGTAAGTGCATTGCCTGTGCCCGAAGTCTCAAAATTGATTGCAGAACCGCTTTCAAGCGAAGATACACGCGTATTTAAATCATATCCGAGCTTTGCGCTGAGAACCCATGTAGCGCGGTCTGCGCTATAATCAGCCCAGTTATCAAGTCTGTCATAACTGCCTCCTCCAGAACTGCTGCCGCCAGAACTCTTGCCCATTGCAGAAACGAAAGACTCCGAATAAAAGCCCTTAGAGTCAGCGACAAACACATTGCCTTCAGTGTCCTTCTTAAACCAGTTTGCCATTTCAGTTGCAAACTTGTTGCCAAAGTCACTTATGTTCAACTTCTTATCCAGTTCCTCCTGAAGGCCGTTTATCTTTGATATTTCAAGCGTAGGAATATCGGATGCACTCAATGTAGCATGGCCGGTTACTCGTCCGTACTTGTCGACTGTTACTTTCGTGTATGTTCCTGCCGTTCCTACCGTGGCAAGGCTCAATGTAACATTTCCACTAAGTGCGCCGCCGCCGGAAAGCCCCTCCCCAGCTTTAACCTGTATTGTCTTGTCAACTTTCTTGTCAAGCAGGCTGCTGAGTGTAGTTCCCTGCTGCTGGCCGTCCAGAAAAGCCTCCAGCTCCTTCCATTTGTTTATTATGCCGTCAGTGTCGGAGCCTCCCAGGAACTCGTCAACCCTTTGCGTTACAGAATCAGTTTTCTTTGATACTGCTTCAAGTTCTGTTTTTGTTGCATAACCGCTAAGATCTATATTCCCCTTCGTGAATGTAAGGGTGCCTCCGTCGCTACTTTCTTCTACATTAACAACGACATTTCCTGAGCCGGATATGGTTATCTTGTGCCCCTTTTGTCCTTTCTCAAGGGAAGTTACCCTATCCAACAAGTCTTTACCCAAGTATGCCGACAAAGCCATGCTTTTAGCTGTCTCGTCCACATACTTATCCCATTCCTGCAAAAGGTCGAACGAGCCGCCTAAAGAAGAACTGGACGCACCTAATGCCGATACATAACCATTACTCCATACATTAAATTTAGATTTTATTGTCTTTATCTTGTTCCCGCTGTCATCAGTGGTCCAATGGCTTTCGTCATTATCAAACTCCCATATATCCTTAATGGCCGCAAAACCTTCAATCATTTCACGCTGTGCATTGGCATAAGCGTTGGATAGAGATATGGAAAGTTCATTAAATGCTTTTATTACATCAATATTCTGATTTACATTGGCAACCTCTTCTTTTAATTGCTGCGTGTTTCCCTTGATAATTTCATTACCAATCCTGATTCTTTGTTGGAAAGAAAAATCAAGGCGTTTCTCAACCATTATGACACGGGTGTGCAGGATTTTATCCCCATTGACATAGGCCACAGATTGTCCGATGTTTAAATCAGTGCCGTCATCGTAAAATGAAACAGGATAGCTGTCGAACTCATAGGAATTGTTGTCGCATGTATAGCTCTCCATCTCCTTGTCAAGTTCCAATTCCAGTTCTTCCTGTGCAGAGGCGACATACTCATCAGGCATTTCTATGTTGTAAAGTATGACATCATCACCGTTTTGTGGTATAATGTATGCCATACCAGGAATAATATTCCCTGTACTTTTGTCAATGTTAATTTCAAAATCACCGGCTTTGACATTGAAAGGAGTAAAATCCGCCGAATCATTTACAACAGATGCCTTTTCATGATAAGTGAGTTTGAAATCCCTTCCAGCAAGCTGTCCGCTTTCAAATGAGACAGCCAATTCCTTTTCTTCAATTATCGTAGAAGGGTCGAAGTTCAAGCCTGAGATTTGAAAATACCAAATTGCATATTGCTCGTAGGCAGGTTCCTCATCAGTTCCACCAATCCGTACTTTGTTGCCATTTGTGTCAAGCCTGTATTTTAATCTTGCACGGACATCTGAAATGGTAAGTTTTGACTTTGGATAAACATCATCAAAATAAAGCGTCTTAATGAACACTTCCCCTTTTTGTAAATCAGATACAAAAACACCGTTGTCAAAATGTCCCTTCGTGTCCTTGTATCCTCCGGGATATTTTATCGGGTCAAGAGTCAGACGCTTGTTTACGATGTGATTGGTAGCTTGGCCGCCTTGGTAGTCTTGTGTGATGTTCCTTGTTGAACCAAACACATAAAAGCGTGTATAGTAACCGTCCTTGCTTTGGGTTACGGTAGGGACCCCGACATTATCACCGACTTTCAAAGTAAGTTCCGTTCCTTTCTTACACTGTGAAAGGTAAAGCACATTGGTTGACTTATCAGCCCACCACTCAGTTTTACATTCGTTGGCAATAGAAGTAAGTAACGAAAAAATACTGTTTGACTGTGATGATATTGTAATTGTAGCCGGAATACTGTCTGATAGCTGTATGGTCCAGTTTTCTCCTGTCTCATTTCTAATAGCCTGCATCACCATGTACATTGCATCTGCAGGAGAGCCTGTAAAGTCCCAGTCCATTTCTCGGCTTTTAATCGTCAATCCGTCACTTTCATATGTATATAAAGGTACGGGAATTTTGTCCCAGATCATTATTCTGGAATGGAATTGTGGCGTGTATTTATATTCAGCTTCATTCTCACGCAAAGGTAGATATGGCTCAATAAGTGAGTATTTCTCATCTTGATATATAATATATGCTCCTGCAGGCAATACTATAGTCTTGTCATCATTCCATGACAATTGTATATAGTCTGAGGTCATCAGTTCTTCATGGCTTACAGCATCTTTTGTTATAAGCACAGAACAGATAACATCTCCAGATATTCCGTATATATCAATTTTTGCATCCATATCGGTTCAAAGTTCGTTAAAGAAAAATGGAAGTTCTAATTTTTAGAACTTCCATTTGAAACAAGAAGGGAAATGTTTGTTATTCGCTTCTGTCTGTCGGGTTTGGCTCGCAGAATTTGCTCGAAACCTTACCAAAACAACGAGCTAAGTTCATTCCGTAAGATAAACTTTTCCCTAAGTAAACCAGCTTGTAAACTTCATTTCCAAGAGAAGGAACATTGATTTTTACGGTTCCCTTTTCCAGTTCAGCCTGAAAGGCTTTCTTCTTTGCCCGATAATCACTTTCAGAAGAGCCTTCAATGGTGAACTGCAGGGCTATTTCTCGTGATGCAACACGTGCATTGTCTGTTATCATCCTTTTGCCGTGTTCAATACGGCTTTCATTTTCAATGTAGTCTTTCATCTCATTGAAGCCATCAATAGCATCGAGGAAGCCGTCTCCCATTCGTACACCCCAGGTAATAAATGCATCTTTTCCGTTAATTATTAAATCTCCTGTCATAATCTTGATGTATTTCGTTTCACTTCAGCGATGTCTGCTTTAATATCTTTTAGATATTTAGCCGAATATCCTGTATTTTCACGTATTTCTTGTAATTCCAAATATGAGTTGGCCAATATGGTTCTTGTTTCATCGGCTATATTATAAATTCCAACAGCTTGTGCTGTTAATGCACTTATATTACCTCTCAATTCTGTAATAGCAACTGTCTGTTGTTGTTCTGATGTCTCAATACGCAAATTCGATTCATATAAAGCAGTGAACCTGCCATTTAATTCATCGGTAGCATTTTGAGACATTGTTTCAAATCCTTTTGAAGATGCAGACTGTTGTTCTTCGCTTCCTCCCTTGTATCCGGTTATATCTGCTATGCTGTCACGCATTGATAGTGCCTCATCTACCATATCTTCCCATCTATCCTTCAATTCGTTCATTTGGTCATCTGTAAGGTTTCCATTTTGCCCACTCATCATTTGCGCCCAGTCGTCATACCATTTTTTCAAGTCTTCATCAAATACGTCTCCAAGCTGGTAGTTCAGCAAAGACTTCATCATGTATTCTCCAAAGTCGTCAGCAAAGTCTTGTGCATCTGCATCCATATCAAGCAGTGTGTTCATAAAACTGTCTCTCAGGCTGTCAAATGACACTTGCGTGAGATTTTCATTTATTTGTTCGGTCAGATTTTCTAGCTGGCCGGCAAGATCTGCATAGTTTTCCCAATATTCAGACTTGTCATATTTGCCGATGTCGGTTATTTCATTCCATATTTCACGATTGTAGTCTCGTATATATGCCATCTGTTCTGGCGTCAGTTTGAACATGTCCTCATATGAATTAACAGAACTGATACTGTAGTTTGCGTTAGGGTTTGTTTTTAACCATTCGATAAGGCTTTTATTTATGTTGTCATATATTCGAGAACTTGTGGCCGCATTACCATCTATCGCCTCACCCCAATAGTATGCGTTTGAATGGTGTGCTCCTGTGTAAGACATTTGCGCTTTCAGTATTTCAAGAGTCTGACGATTCAGTTGTTCTTGTGCATCTTTTGCTTGTTCGTAGTTTTTTATGGCTTCACCTCCTGCGCTTTCGTCCATTTTGTCTTTTAGACGGCCTATGCTATCACGAAGTCTGTCATTGCTGTCAGTCAATTTCTCTGTAAGTTCTGTAACATATTCAACGTTTCCTTTACCTATTCCCAGGCCTAAGATATTGTTGAATCCGCTTAGTATTCCCTTGACGGCACCTATACCATTAGATAATGCTCCGACAAAATTGCCGCTCATAGCATCTTTTATGAAGTTTGATGCAGACTGAGATGCATTAGCCAAATCGCTTATACCTTTGCCAAAATCACTACTCATATCAACACCCAATTGACTGAATAGGTCGGGGAGTGATTGAATGTTTGAATTAATTAGTGACATTATGTCACTAATAGCCTGTAGTTTATTGCCGAAACTGGTAAGGAAATTGTTGAGTTTTGTTCTTGCTCCGTATTCATCATTTTGTGCCTTTACCAATTTCTGGGTTGTGGTTGTCAGTTTACGTTCACTGCCAGCTATATCATCAAATGATTTCTTTACATTTTTATAAATATCGCTGTCTTCACCAAATAAACCGCCAATTTGTGATAGTATGTTGTCAAAGTTGGAAGTAATTATATCTTTTGCCCCGACACTTATTCCTGATGTCTGCAAATATCCTGCTACGCTTTCTCTTTGTTGGTTTAGGCTATTCTGCATTTCCATCATTTCGTGCATCAACGAATTAACGGTACGCTCAGCCTCTGCCACTTCCATCTCTATTTCTTTGCGTCTCTGTGTCATGGGCAGTATTAGCCCAAGTGTGTTCTTAACCTCATCGTTTTTTTCAACGATTGCAGTATTTATCTTATCTATCTGTTCTACGGCAGTTTTGTATTCTTCAAGTCCGAGATTTCCGTCTGAAAGCATGTTCCTTAGCTGCTGACGTATTCTTTCGAGTTGGCTGATTGTCATATCTCCGAGGTTACCGAATACATCTTCCCAGTTCATGTTTCCTTTTATCTGTTCAAAATCAAGCTTAGACAGTGCATCATCCATTGATGCTTGTAACGAAAGGCGTTCACCTTCGCTTTGAGCCTTGTTGATCTTGTCTGAATATTCCTGAGATATTGCTAGGCGTTTCTGTTGATATGTGCCATAGTTCTTGAGGTATTCGTTTAGTGCTTCTTTTTGAGCATTAACCTCATTTTGGATTTGATTTTTTTCAGTATATTCTTTTAACAAGTCATAAGATGAACTGTCTACCGTGATATTGGAAGAGTCGAAACTGCGTTTTTTATACTTTGGATTTTGTTTAGCTCTAAGATCTTCTTTTGCATCGAAGATTTCTTTCTGTCTTTGAATTTCTTTTTGGATATATTCTTCTTTAGCCCGGTCTATTGCTTCCAGTTCCTTTTTATTATCATATTCTCTTTGTGCAATAGTCTTATCACTGCCGTCAGCCATAGCGTTTATCCGGGCTTGCTCAACCTGATTTTCCAATTCTTCCGCTTCTTTCGCGCGTTCTATAGCTTGTTTACGCTCTATTTCCGAGATTTTATTCTCTTGTTGGATTTTTGAATTGTACGATGTTATTGATGTATTGTTCCTCTTATTATCGTATTCAGCCGAATATGGCTTTAACTTGTTCTCAATAAATGCAATCTTTTTACGGAGTTCCATTCCTTTTTTACCAGCGGCTTCTTTTGAAGAAAGAGCATCAAGTTGTCCCTGTAATTCTTTTTTCTGCTTTTCCCAATAAGACTTATCATCTACTTCTGCCTTATTCGATGTCCTTGTGTCTGAGCTTGCATCAGAGAATATAGCTTCAGCGGCTTTATAGGAATCTTTCAGATTCTTTGTCGCATTTTTCATACCTTGCATCCAAGCTTTGCTATTGCCATAGTTAGCATCACCACGAAACACATTCGAAACAGTTTCTATAAGTCTTTTTGAAATTGTACCTGTCTTTTCAAGTTCTTTTTTTATGCTTTCAATATACGACTTTGCTTTCTTTTCACCAACTACATTAGTGAGTTCTTTGTACAATTTGCCAGCACTTTTCCCGTATAATTCTCCATATTCTTCCTGTGCCCCCTTTATTGCGCTTTCCATTCCACGTGCTCTTGTAGCTTTTTGGACGGCTTTAGTAACAGCATCATACGCTCCTTCTACATTCTTCAATGTACGGATTTCCTCGCTAAGTCCATTAAGATATGTCCCATATTGATTAATAATGGCAGCTTTTGCTGAATTATATTCATCTGTTCCTTTTTTAGCGTTTTTGAGCTTATCAAACAACCTGTCCACTTCAGCTATTTCCGAAGCAACTTCTTTTTCATAATTGGCAGAAGCCTCATTTAGCCGTTTTTGGCTCTCCGTAGCTTCGTCAGCCCTCTTTGTGAACATATAAACTGCTGTCGTTACACCTGCTATTACGGAAAATAATGCACCAAATAAATTAGCTTTTGATGTAATATTAAAAGCTTTCATTGCTGCGGTTGCAACATTTACACCTTTTGCCAAATTTAAAAAGCTTTTGGTCATGTTCAAAATACTGCTGGCTTTTTGCCAAACAGCAACAGCAATAAGGGCAGCCTTGTATGTACCATAAGCAGCAACCAATGCCCCTATTACTGATATTACATCATCAAGACTCTCAACTAGGTCCTCTGCTGTTCCAATGCCGAACTCAAATACTTCCTTGTATTTATTTCCGAACTCGTTTAACTTAGTGAAAATAGTATCTTCTATGTTAGCAATCCTTTGTGGCCAGGTACCTGCGGAATTTTCAAGCATATTATTGAATTTTCCACCCTCACTGGTCATACTTTGGAAAGCCTTTTCTACATCTTTAAACCCGATTTTACCCTCTTCAACAAGCGATTTTATCTGATCTTGTGTCACTCCAAGATTTTTAGCCATTTCTTCAATAACATTCACACCTCTACCTTGGAACTGTTGTATATCACGCCAATAGGCACGGCCTTGTACTCTTAACGTACCATACAGATAAATCAACTGTCCTAAAGGGATTTGCAAACCTGAAGCCACATCACCGAGCATAGAAAGTTCATCCACCACATTGTCGGCAGACGAACCGTAGGCTAGCAGTTGCTTTGCTCCATTTGCAACTTCATCCAAATTGAATGGAGTTTTCTTAGCAAATTCACTGATTTCAGCCAGTAAAGCATCAGCTTTTGACTTGCTTTGAAGAATTGTAGAAAGAGCAACATCTAGTTGTTGCATTTTTCCTGTGGCATCAATCACATCCGATACAAACTTCTTTATAGCAACCAATCCACCAAATTCAGCAGCAGTACGCTTCAAGGAATCTGTAAGCGATTTTACGACCTCATCTGCATTGCTTCCACCTTGAGCAAACTCTTTGTACTCCCTCGTAAGTTTTCGTACTTCAAGCCTGTTCTTTGCTTGCTGGTCCTGAAGCTCTCCCATTGCATATCTTTGCTCGTTTAAAGCTGCTTTAGCCCTGTTCAATTCGGTCAGTTTGGCACTTAAATTAGGAGAAAACTTGCCCATCTTTGAATATTCATCAGACAAACGCCTTACATCATCCTGTGTATCACGGATGATTTTTCTTTGCTTGATGATCTCCTCTGTAAGTTCATCAGAAGCCTTTGATGCGGAATTAAGTTTCTTTTTCAGGTCATTCTCCATAACTGCTCCGACTCTTCCAGCTTCTGTCACCAAACTCATCATCTGCTGACGGGTGGATGCCAGCTGCGTTTCCAAAGCCCTTGCTGCTGCAGGGGATTTGTTCACATCCATTCTCTTGAGCTGAGCTTCCAGCTTACTAATCTCATTACGAAGTTTTATAACTTCATCATATTGTGCGCTTACGCGGAATACAAGTGTAGCCATATATTAAAAACTGAATATTAATTGTTTAAAGTTACACCTCAATTCATTAATATTCAGTTTTTACGATGATTAATACCAAACAATAAACCTATTGTTGCATATTTGTGTTTTTGCGATGTTTTATTCTTCCATTAGCGTACTCTTTTCGCTTATAAATGTGGCTATTGTCACCTGTTTCTAATACAGTTTTTATCGCTTCTTCAACCCATATTTTACCAAATTCTTTATATCTGTTTCGCAAAGTATTTTGAGATAGATTTAACCGTTGCGACCAATCATATATAGTTAAAGATTTATCGCCAACAGTTATGAAGTCAGATTTATATTTCTGTCTTACATTCTCACTTAAAGTTACCCATCTGCAATTATCAGGTTCATAATTGCCATCTGAATTTATTCTGTCTATTGTAAGATTTTCTTTATAACCGTTCGCTATCCCCCAATCGTAAAACTTTTGAAAATCGTTTAGCCATTCATCGCATACACTAACACCTTTTTCCCCATAATTTTTATACGCTTTTCTTGTAGGATTATAACAACGTTCTTTCATTTTAGACCATATATTATACAGTCTTGTGTGTGTTTTACCGTGTTTTATATTAGTTTCTTTTGTCCTTTCCAGATTTAAACAGCCACAACTTTTTGTTATGCCACTATGTAAATTGCATTCTCTGGCGACTATCATCTTACCGCAATCGCATTTACATTTCCATAATGCAACTCGATTACTTGCAAATCCAACGTGTTTTAAAGCTACCAATCTGCCAAACCTTTGACCTGTAATATCTTTTATATCAAACTTTGAACACCCACAACTTTTTGTTATCCCATTTCTCAAATTACTTGAGCGAACAACGCAAGTTTTTCCGCAATCGCATTTGCAAAGCCACTTGAAATGCTTGTCTTTATCATCAGGTCTTCGTTCTACCTGTTTTAAAACGACAAGTCTGCCAAATCGCAAACCTGCCGTTATTTTAAATGCTTCTATCATAATTAAGCTACATCTTTACCCAAAAATTTATTCACGAAGTAAACCTGACCTTTACCTGTTACTTTCGTAGTTGTAGAAACAAGTATTGAGCCATCGGGCTTATTTATCGTTGTCTGCTTCAGTTCAAACAAACCTAAATCCATAGCCTTTTGTGTGGGCTGGTTGTAATATTGACCTTTTGAGCATAGGTAGCCATTTTCACGCATCCAAGCGAATAAACGGTTCTGACCTATATTCACACCGTTCTGCTGTAATATCTTTGCAAGTTCAGCTACAAGACATGAACGTTGAGAAGTAGAAACAGCATCAGCAAACAGAACTTTAGGCGCATTGTTTTTTATAGTCTGTTCTGCAAGCTCAACTTTTTGTTCTGCTTCAATTCGTTTCTGCTTTTCTTTTTTCAGATTGGTTGCAAGCTGAATTAAGAAATCAGGTGAAGTCAAAGCCTTTTCAAGCGTTTCTTGTGTCATGTATGCACCATGCTTGCGGATTGATGGTAAAACTTCGCTTGTAACCCATTTGCGAAATTGTTTTGCTTCAGGTTTACGACTATCTAAAATAGTATCATACAAACCATCTTCACTGACAAAGTTTGTTTGTTGTATGCCGCCTGCCGTTTCAAGGGGGTACTTTGAAAGTACACCCTTGTCTAATCTTTGAGCAACCTTACTGGGTGTCAGATCTAAAATATTGCATACATCTACCAAACAAAACAACGGTTCTTCATTTTCATTCATAGCAATTCTTACTTTTCCGAACTGCTCATTTTGGAAAATCTGGATTTTATTCATACCTTTGTGTATGTTAAGTTTAACATTATCCCCATTGGCGACTCAGTCACTTTCGCCTTTGGGGATTTTATTTTGACTGAATTTGTAGCAAGTTGGGATTTGAACCCATGCACACCAGAATGTCTTGCTTTGACCTGTCACGCCTGACATATAAAAAGGCAAATCTTAGAAGGGGTCTGATGTGGCTGTTTACCTCTTGAAAGAAATGCCTTTAATATCCTAGCTGCGCAACAGCCACGAAGCGCATTTCATTCTAATGCAAATTTACCAGCGGTCAAATGTTTATCCTAAAAATTGTCGTTCTTAGAACAAACATTTGACTGATTGTTTCAAAATCGTCGTGCGTGAGGGTTTAACTCAGAATTTTTCTATACATTTCTACCTTTCCCAAAAGTTCTTCTGCGGATTCATTGGTTAGACCAGAATATATAAATTGTTTACATGCCCTGTAAACCATAATAAATACATCCACTTCAATAAGGGTATAATGTTCGAAATTAGGCTTTATTCTTGGATACAAAAACCTTCTACAGTCAGCCATGTAAGGTTTGTTCATATTCTCTTTGAATCCAAACGGATAATACTTTTCTTTATATTTCAATAGTATCTTTTTAGCACTTTGATTATCTAATCCACTTCGAATCATAGATGTTGCAATATCTACTAACTTGCAAAATGCCGATTCTTCAAATCTTAGATAAGGCTGTGTCATTGAAGCTATTTGACAAAATTGGTTGTATTCTTTTGCGCTAATAGCCTGAATGTTTTTGCCATACGCATCTGTTACTATATTCATAATCACGCTATTTTTATAAGGTTACACTTCTTAAAGCAACGCCATTCTTCTTTCTCACAATCAAAATATACCTGACAGTTGTCTGCCGTTTTCTTCGTACCCTTTGTTTCTGGTATTCTACCACTCATTAAAGTACCGAAAGCCTGACGCAGTGTGCCGTCTGTTTTCTTGAAATAGAACTCAACCACCTTCTTATGAAGTAATGCACGAAGTTTGATATTAACCCATGCACACTTTAATGCTTCACTCATTGAATAACCGTTCTTGCGTACAAATGACCAAGCAAGACTCATAATCTCTTTTAATTGGTTTCTCTTTTCTGTTGCCATAGTTCTTTATATTTATTAATTATACATTCTTGTATATGTTTTGTCGAGTATTACGATGCAAATATACAAATTTGTATAATTACAAACAAACATAAATGTATAATTCTATACTTGTTTAACATTATTTTATTCTTTAAATATACATTTCTGTATAATTAACTTTATATTTGCACTACCGAATCAATTATACAAAAATGTATGAAGTATAGAATACAAGAAATATGTAGAGAAAAAGGTATTATGATGAAAGACCTTGCTGTACAAATGGGAAGAACCCCAGAGAGTTTAAGCCGTTCTTTAAGCAATGGTACAACAACAAAAATGCTTGAAGAAATCGCAAAGACATTAGGTGTTCAAGTAATAGAACTTATTGATGGATATATACCATCACCTGTAAACAACCAGCCTTTAAATTCCGAAGTGAACGGCTATGTGAAAGTTAAAGGAACTCTTTACGAGGTTCATTCTTTTGATGATTTGAGAAAGTTGTTAGAAATGGATGATTAATCAATAAAATATAATTATTTATGGAAAATAATTCAAATAGCAATGTATCAAGCGCACCGTTCATTTTTATAATAGGAACTATAATTGCGTTTGTGTGTTTGTTTAATGACCATTTCTTTTGGTTCTTTATTATTATGGCTATAACGGGTGGAATTTCAGGTGCTATATGGCAAGAAGGACAGAAAACAAAGGAAAGAAAGGAACGAGAAGAAAAACGTCAATTAGAAAAAGTTCGAAAACAAGCTGAAATAGAAAGGTTAACTCCTATATACAATGCAGAGAAAGGAAAGTTAATTGAAAAATACGGAGAACCTGATAAAACTATTGTTTTGGAGGAATTGAATCTATCCAAAGAAATAATCGCTTTTGGTAAGGTTTACCGATGAGGGATATTATAAGCTGTACTTTCAATGATAATCAACACATTGAAAAAGGAAAGGTTTCTTATGAAACAAAAACCAATACAGGGAATATGGCTAAACGCGCAGTTGTAGGAGGCGTTTTATTAGGTGGAACTGGCGCAGTTATTGGCGGTGCTACAGCCAATAAGAATACAGTTGTAAATCAAGAAAATGATAAAATCATCCATGATTATACGGTAATCATTAATATAAATAGTCTATCAGACCCCATCGTTAGAATACCGCTGGGAAAAGATGGAACAAAAGTAAATGAGATTGTAGGGTTGATGAATGTGATTATAAATAGAAGGAAATAATTTCAGCCCCGTTCCTTATGGTTCGGGGCTGTTTTTATTATTTTTTGTTTCTTCTTCTTCGTGAGGCCATATCCTTACCCTTTACTTTTGTAACCTTTGTCCCGGTAACGGTATGGAGCTTGTCACGCTGCATTAATACTAAGTTTCTGTATGGTATTTCATATACCACTTCCCGGTATGTCAGATGCAGATTTTCCATGAACGATGCGATCTGTCCTAAGAGAGTATCATTTCCTACAACTTCGGTTTCGCTGCCAGCAGGCTTACGTTCTTCGCCAAGCTGGCAGCTTTGAGAAAAACCTTTGAGTCAATCATAGAGAGTGCTTCATCCAATGCGTTCACATTCTCTTCATATGTTCCTTTTGCTAGTTCTTCACTTAAACTTTCGTCACCAGCTATCAGCCAGGAAAGAGCTTTGCTGTAAGCCTCGCTTTTTCCCAAGGAGAGCAGAACATCTTTCAAATTGTCTGCTTCTTGAACTCCAGACAGATAGGATATAGCTCCGGCCAATTTATGTATAGTAGGAGGGTAGACCGTGTAAACTTTCCCGGCTACAAATACTGTTCTGAAATCACTGCCGATAATGGATTCTGATATTATTTTTGCTCCTTTGTTCATATCTTAAAAGAAAAAGGGTGAAGCCGAAGCCACACCCGTTAAACATTCTGAAAACTAACCGCTACCTTTTTGAATGAGAGTAATTTCCTTTTCTACAGTCTTGAAGGCATCAGACAGAGAGGTTGGTATGCTTCCTGACTGAGTGGTATAGCCGGCCTTTGACACTTCATAAGAAACGGATGTCCCAGATTTCACCCTCTTGGACTTGACCGTTTGCCCATCCAGCTTTACTGTCGCATCAGAAGGCGTCGCTATGACCTTCACATCAGTTCATGCTTCTTTAACCTCTTCCGCATCGAACCAGTATTCTGGAGCAATATTAGAGTCTTTCGGTTCCAATTCTACGGCACTTACAGGAATACCGATGGCCTTATCCGTTGTCGCTTCACGGGCGCCGATGTCAGCGCGAGGGATAACGCAATACTGGTCGTCGTCGGTCTGGGCTACAATCAACTTTTCGATGTTCACTTTGCCCCTGGCACGCTTCCAGCCCTTGTCGGTGTTGATTACATCACCACCCATGAGGTCTTTCTTGGTTGGATAGTCGTATTCACCAATAGTGAAGTTGACGGTTACATCGCCCATCTCCTTGTCGCTACGATAGGTCTGACCTGTGAGCTGGTTCTTGTAGTTGGTGCGGCTCGCTTCCGCTTCTTCAAGTGTCCATGTATCCTGATGGATGTTCTTTACTTCTTTCAGGGTTTCACCCTGCAAGAGAGTGTATAACGCCTGTCCGGTCAAATCGGCCGTGATAGCACTTGTTTCGCCATACCAAAGTTTCTTGATATTCACGGCTGTGATTTTCTTTGCTTCTGCCATATTATTTCACATTTAAAACTTCAAACAAAATTCTTACATTCACATAGTGACACTTTAAGGATGTGTCCTCCTCAGTTCCGATTGACTCGATGGAATAATGATAGGTAGTATCGTTATAGCGTCCGGTCACATCATCCAATATACTTTGCGCCTGCTTCTCCAGTTCGTTTAGCCGAATGGTGTTGGCTTCGCCTTCCTTCAGGTCGGGAACGCAAAAGTTCACCTCTACGAAAGACTTCTTCCAGTACGTCTCTGGCTGCTGCTTTTTAGCGTGAATTACAATCCTTTCAGACTTCAATTCGCCAGTCAGCTTCTTTCCGTGAGGAACGATGTCAATGCCGAAAGTCTGGCAGTCACGGTAAAGTATGTTCGCTATGTCGGTGGTCACTATCATTGTACAATCTCCCAATCTTCTGCAAAAACATCACTGATAGATGGAGCCCACGAATCAGCTCTGCCGGTATTCTCATTGTAGATAAGACACTGACTTGTGTAGTCAATGAAGCCCTTTCCTTTCAGGATAAGGTCTTTGGCTGACTGCGGAAGCGACTGCATCTTCGGAATAATACCACTCTCAATATGCGCTGGCACTTGCTTGATGACAAACAATCCTTTACCATTCCAGCCTTTTCTACGGATTGCACCACCTTGTTTCAAAACTTCAATAGCATCACCGAAGCAAATAGAATCTGTATCTTCTTTGACTATATCATAAGTCTTGTCAAAAATGTCGGGTTTACAAGGATAAATTTCCCCATTGATTCCTTTAATGATATAATCACCAGAACTTGCCGTCATTATTCCTTCAAGTGTGTGTATTTTGACTTCATTTCCAAAACGCATTATCACACCTTTATCGAGAGCCTTACTAATCCAATCAGTAACTTCTGATATTTTATCGCCATTCCATTTTACGGCTTCAATAACCACTGGTTTCTTTTTGTATTTCATTTGATTTCCTCCTTCAATCGTTTCTCAGCATATAGGGCTGCACCAGTCAGGACTTCGTAGCCTTTGGATTCCACGAAAGAAGCGTATTCCGCTTCATTCCTTAACTCCAAGCCGTCATCTTGGACTGCGTACTTGTTTGACTTACGGAGTGTTCCGGTCCGGTTCTGATAACTGCCATTCTTCATAGCGTAATCGACAGCTTCCTTGCCAACCTTATCCTCAACAGCTTTCACTTCGGCATAACCTTGTCGAAAGAATCTATCCACATCCGAAAAATCAAATTTTACATCCATATCTCTGAGTAACCAAAATAATTCGTATTCTTAACCATGTAAACCTTGCCAGTTCCCCGGATATTCTCACCCTCCATACACCGTACTTCATCACCAGCCTTCAGAGAGATTTTCTTCTCACAGACTACGTGATAGTTCGGTCGGTACACCTCGCCGTTCTCCGAAGTAAACTCTTTTGTTGAGTTATCATCACAGCGGCACCGACATATTTTCTGCCAGCTTTCTTCACCGGTTCCGGGAATGGGCCGGCCGAACTCGTCTGTTTTCATCGGAGTAAAGACCTTAACCTGTAATGTATGTGGAGCAAATATCATAGGAATCTGACTTTAGGCTTATCTGACAGCGTGTCTTCAAGTCCGTACTTCTTACACAAGAAAGAATAGTATTCCTTCAAGCCCTGAGTATTCCAGGACATAGAGAAACCGTTTTCGCTGATTGAAGTGGCTCTAAGTAATAGAGAGGGGATGAACTTCGCCATAGCTACCGACACGAGACCGATGTTTGACTGGTCCATCTCATCCTCTCCGCTTATTCCTGAAGACAGACTTATCTCCAAAAGGTCAGCCTCCGACAAGTTGATGCCGAAGGTCTGAAACTTCTGTGATATGTAGTCTTTTACTGTCATGCGTTCATTGTTGTCAAGTCGATGTTCACAATCTGGTTCGGGTTCGCAATCTGCGGAATCCACTCCGCGGTGTATTCCAGATAACGGCCGTTGCCATCCTTGTAACCGGAGATGAGCATATCACCGTCAGCCTGAGTATAGTTGCGGCCCGGTACACCGTCAACAGCTTCGTAAGGAGTGTGGAAACGCATGTAACCAACCTTATCCTGAGGAAGCAGTGTAATATGGTCATCGGCGTAAATCTGCACGTTCTTGCCAGACTGGTCAAGAACATAATCTTCCTTGATTTCAATAGCCGGCAGACCAATACCAGTAAAGACGGTGGAAGCCAGTTGAGAGGTAATCAATCCGGTTGACATATACATCTCGTTACCGGTAAGCTGCATCTTGAACTTATCACCGAACTCACTCGAACCGATAATATTTTTCACGAATGTTCCTCGTGACATAATCATCTTCGGGAAGTTGCCGTAAGTGGCCTTCAATTCATTAATCTGCTGCTGCAGGTATGTGATGAAGTTGGCCTTCGCTCCGGCTTCGGGGGTAATGAACTTGAACGGAAGTTCGATATCCAGCAGGTCGATTCCTCCGGCATTGTCGTCCTTGTTTTTCACTTGAGCCTTACCTGTCATCAGCAATGAACCGACAACGATGTCCATGCGCTTATGTGCGGCAAGGAGTACCTGACGATAGTCATCGTAGATGAAATTCACGATGTCCTGCATGGCGGCAACTTGGTCGGCAGTCTTTGCGGCATTGAACTTGTCAACCAAGTCCTGCAGTTCTGACAAGCGGTCAATGGAAATCTGGTAACGGTCACCTAAATAGGCTATCTCACCATATCCAGAACCGATGTTCCTGCGCTCACGGATAGGTTTCTCCCCGTAGCGTGAGTTGATAGAACCGGCCATCACGCCAGTAACCTGACCAATATAGTCTTTGAACACACGAGTTGTCGTTCTACGGAAGTCCAGGTACTGCTGCCAATATATCGTATCCTTACGAGTCTGAAGGACGCGTTGGATAACGGCACTTACGATATTAGGATCGTTAAACAGTGTATAAATAGTTAGCATCATATCTTTGTTCTCCTTTTTTATTTACTTGCTATAATACCAGCTGCTCTCAATGATGCAAGAAGAGCATTAATTTTGTCTTTTTCATCTCCGCCTGCAGCATCATCAACTTTTGCACCCTGTTTTACCAGTCCCAAGGTGCTTGAGTTAGCTGCCTGATAGGTAGTGTTATTGTCTGTCCACGGAACTTCGACATAAGCTTTGCCGCCTTCCAATGCCACCGGATATTTCTTTCCGCTTTGGGTAAATCCTAACTGAATTCCTCCCATTACGGAATCCGAAGCTTCAGGCAGTTCATATGAAACACCAGCTGGTGACTGAACACCTGCAGCGTTGAACTGGAAATGCGGCATGTTGGCCTTGTCGATGTCTGAGAATGGCATGGCTAACTTGGTAGGTTCTATTTCAAACGCACGCATCAAAAGGGCAACCAGTACAATGCCATTCTCTACTTGTTTCCTCTCATACAAGGCGGAGTTTGCAATAACTTTAGGTGTAGTGCCGCTAACTTCTGTAGCTTCATAAAGTACTGTACCGGCCTCTAAAGTTTCGCCGAAGTCGGCAGCCAACGTCAGTTTATCGAAGGCTTTGTCTGATTTGTCAATGTCGTTAATGGTTGCTCCATGTGCACCGTTACCAAGATGCATACCTTTGTAAGCCAAAGAGTTTTTCTTAATCTTCAACGTGGTATTGGAGCCTGTTGTGAACTTCTCATATACTTCTACACGGATTGCCACCTGGGCTGTTTTCTTCACCAGGTCAGCGGCAATAGGTGTAAAGGATGGTAAAAACGAGCCAACAACAAGGTTGGTCGTGTCCAGCTTGTAAGGCCCTCTGCGTCTTACACCTGTAGAAACATCATAACGTTCCTCGATTGACGGTTCCGGCTCAATGTTATACTTAAATCCTGCTGCCATAAATTACTTGTTTTTTTGTTCGACAATTTGTTTGGTGTCCGCCTCAATCATTTTGGCGAACTCGCTTGCTTCCTTATCCTGCTTTTGTTCTGCAGTTTCAGGGGCTTGTGCGAATTTGAAGCCGCTGTTAGACATATCCTGTTTCATGTCCTTGAAATAAGTGTCCAAGTCCGTGTTCTCTGGAATGTTGCGGTCCTTCAGCATAAATTCGGGAATACCGTACTTTTTTGCTACCTCCGAAATCTGAGAATTGCGCTGCGCCTGCGCTTTTTCTGCTTCGTATGCAGACAGTTTTTCAGAAAGACTTTTATTGGAATCAATTAGAGCTTGAGCCCATGCAGGAACTTCGTCTTTTTTCTCATCTTTCTTTTCGTCTTTCTTTTCTTCCGGGTCCTCGATTGGTTTTCCGTCTTTCAGTCTATGCTTCTTCTCGTAGTTTGAAACAGCGGAAGTCTGTGCCTGTCCTGCCCGGAAATCACCATAGTTTTGCATCACGTCCTGAAATGAGATACCCTCAACGATGGAGTTTACCTTCGTCTCGTCCGTTACACCCTCAGCCTTTTTCGTAGCTATACGGGTAAGTGTGGCAGTATCCACCCCAGCGAATTTCTGTTGCAGTCCTGCCAAGATTTGTTCAAAGATTGTCATACCGTATGAGTTTGATTAATAATTTCATACGGTAAATTTACTTATAGAAAAAAAGAAGTGGAAATTTTAAGGCTAACGATACGAAACAATTAGAAGAATGTTCGTTTTTAAATAAAAAGAAAGCGTGACTACCGGAGTAATCACGCTGAAATACGTTTAAGAATTATCTTACAACAAATTTATAGCCGCCAGTTCTTCCGTCAGGGCATTAATACCTTTTTGGATCTTTTCTAATTGCTGTTTACGTGGCTTATGTACTCCTGCCGCATAGTGCCATAACTGGCGTTCGTTAATTCCTGTTATCCGACTCAAAGCAGCTTTGGTGAAGATACTGCTGTAATAGTTGATGAAGGTAGCAGCATCTATCTTGAACTTCAGAGTGAACTCTCCTTTGAGAACCTCACAAGGGTTCGGATTGTCCTCCAAATACAAGTCTATGGCTTCCTTCATGTTCTCCTCAATTTCCCTTATGTTATTACCGACCGTAATAACTGGAGCATCTTCAATGTAAGCACTGAGATTATTCCCAGCATGTTCGACAATCACTTCTACAGTTCTCATATTGACCTCCATTTTATAGTTTAACAAAAGAGGCGGGGGCTATTTCAGCCCCGCTTGCCTCAAAATGCTGTAATAAGTGCCTTTTTCAACGCCTTTCTTTCCATGATTCGGAACGACTACCGTTATTCCATCTTTCTCAAACTTCATGTGGCTGCCCTTCTGGCTCTTTAGAATGAAGCCGTTGTCAAGCAACATAGTTACAACCTCTTTAACTGATTTGTAACTCATAGCGTTTACGACTTAATTACAATGCAAATATAGTAAAAATACGAACAAGTACAAAATAAATATTCGTATTTTTACTATATTTATAATAAATAGAGATACTGCAATACTACATAATACAAATAGTATTATTTTACAAACGATTCTTTCCGTTTATTTCATTAATTTTCTTTTGTTTCTCAATGTCATTCTTCTGTTTTTCTTCCTGCTCCTCCTTGATGGCTTCAATCTCATCCAAAACAGAATCAACGTTCCCCACAAAAGTAATAGCCCGTTGCTGCGACCATATTTCACCATCTTTGGCTTTGATGGCTGTGTCAATCTTGTCTTTGATGTCCTCCAGCTTATATGGCTGCATCTGAACATCTATGTCAATTGTCTCGGAGGCTGCTTCAAGAGTTGTATTAACTGAGCCTAAAGCGGAAGTCAGGAAATTTACACGCCGTTGCATGAATTCGCCGACAGTTTCGTTCAGGTTCTCCACATTCAGATGGGTGGACATAAATACATAATCGAAAGTTACACCGGAAACAGCATTGCCTGTACCTTTCAGCGCGTCGAATGAGATACGCGGCGTATTGGTTAATCCATAAATCTGACTCAGTAAGGTCTCAACCTCGAATTTAACTGTATCCGGGACCTGACTCCATGTCAGATATTGGGCATTAGCTCCTTGTCCGGTCAGCTCGACCACTCGGTTCTTGAATTCACCAGAGAAATTCTGCACATCTCCAAATAACATTAGGATAGGGAAGAAGTGGTAGTCGATACAGTCTGCATAATTGGAAAGAAGTTTCTCCAGTCTTACTCGGAGACTCTTGATCTTTTCACAATACGCTTCCGGACGGTACATGTAAATTACAGGGAGTTTCTTGAATCCATGAGCGAACGATCCTTTGTCTGTCCAATTACTTGTCAGTTCCCACTGATAAACCATATCCTTGGTGATGGTCATAAAGCATGTAATCTCCACATCATCCAAATCTTTCTTCTTGTATTCACGGGAGAGGGCTACCAAATCTCCATTGTCATTGAAGAAAGGGTAGAGCTTGTCTCCGCGGAACGGGGACCAGATGGCACTCTTCAGACGATATTCTGGTTTTGATTTGCCGAAGATTCCGGCAACCTTGCGCTTAAGCTTTGCCCAGAAGCCGTCGTCCTTCACCACATACCAGTATTCTGCCACTTCCTGCTCTGACAACCATGCTCTGACAACCTTTTTGTTCTGATACTTTAGCTTGTTTTTCTTGAACACTTGTTTCAAAGCTGAAAGAAGACTTTCTTCTGACTGGTCCGGCTGACAGTCAAGCGTCGGCTCTGTTCCTACTGTGAAAGCTGTCTGAATGTTTACGATGTCCTGCTCGATAGGAAGGGCTATTCTATTTGGTTCAACTTCTTTCTTAACCGCCGGCTCAATGTATTCTTTACCTGTTGTCGGGTCGGTTATTCTTTCTTCAGGCTTGGTGGTGATTTTTATTTTTGGGTATTTCTCCTCGTCAATCACTATCTCATGCCTGTTTGGATTCCAGTCATTATAAAGGGCATGAGCATTGGGAAGTTCTGTTTTTCTTCCTTTCTTCAGATAGTAGATTTTTCTCTCTATCTCAGGTATCGCTAAAATTTCCTCTAAAGTTCTCATATACTAAAATTTAATGTCCAAATACTCCTGAAATGTCTTTCGGTTTCATAATCCTGCCTAGAAGTTCTCCCAGCACATAATACCGCGCAGCGTCAATGCCATGGTTATCGTGGTCTTCCGGCTCGTTGATGTAGTTTCCGTCCTTATCCTTTGCCCAGACATAATTCCTATACTCCCTCTGCAGGTTGTAGGAGCGTCTGGTAATGTACATCTCCATTCCCTGCATCTTGTCAATACCCGCATTGACAGAACCTTGCCCCTTTTCTACTGGATAAATCTTGATGCCTCCGTTGTGGATTTCCTGAATAAGTCGCGGATCCGCACTGTCAGCAATCACTCTAAGATTCCAAGGACGCAAGACTTTTATGATGTCGCCAGAAAGCAATCCGGTACGGTAATCTATTTCATCCAGATACAGTGCATTGTCTATGATTCCACATCGGATAGCTGCTGTGGGGTCATTGGTATAACCAAAATCCAATCCTATAGCAACTTTCTTGCACCACATCGGGAACTCATCCACGATGCCCCATTTCTTAAACACGGCACCCTCGGCCACGTCAGCCCAGCGTCCTATGACAACATGAGCATACTTCTCCGGATTCTTCTCCTTCATTTCCTGGACTTCATTCAGAAACTCAGGAGAAAGGTTCTCGATATTATCGAAGTAGGTTGTATGAATGTGAAGGACATTGGGATGTGTAGAAATCTGTACCTGCACGCCGTCAATCTCGACCAAGCGGTGGGTATTCTCGATGTATTTTTTGTAAATGAAATGGTTAGAGTCACAGGGATTCATGATAATGATAATCCGATTCTGGATTCCTTTCTTACGGATGGAGAGCATAATCTTGTCAAACTCTTCTTCACTGGTCCATTCCTCCGCCTCATCACAGACAAAGGTGGTAATACCCTGGATGGACTTCAACTTCGCCGTCTGATTCCCGGAAGAGGTCTTGATACCCCGGAACATGATACGACTGCCGGTCATCCGATTTACTATGTCCGTCTTGGTGGTCTTGAAATACTTCGTGGTGCCGTCCAGTTCTATCTTTTCCATCATCTCTGGAATGATAGACATGCCGGCAGATACCATCGTGTAGCGGGTGTATAGAATCTGGTGGACAATCTTCTCAACTGGAGTCTGCTCAAAGGTCAGTCGTTCGATGAAGGTGGAAGCGTTGAAAGACTTGCCCGAATTATGCGTAACCGTTCCATCAGAATGCAGATATCGTTGGTTTCCGTCAAGACAAATACCACACCAATCTCCAATTCCAGCAGACTCTATTGAAAGTTGCGACAAATGCCAATCTTTATTTTTATGAACATCAGCTTTGTTTACAATTTTTCTTTCTACCTTACAAGGTATTTTCCATGTATCACCATTGATATGAACGCGAAAAACTTTGCCGCAATCTTTTCCGCTACAACGTGCGTTCTTCTCGTTAATACTTGTTCTAAAGCCAAGAGTATCTGCAATATATTTTATTTGTCTTGCAAGTATTTCACTCTTTTGCGTGATTTCATATCCATTGCGACACATCGTTCCATCGGTGTCAAGTAGTCCTGCAAGTAATTCTAGACGTACTTTTTCACTATTTGATATGTATTCTTGTGGAACATGTTTATTCCCAATCAAATCGTAATGGCGTAAAATATCCATTATGGGATTCGTCAGTCCACAGTTCTTGGCAAGTCGGAATGTCTTAGCTTTACCTCTTACTCCATTGATTGAAAGATGCAAATTGTGATTTTCTGCATACTCATTAAGGTACTGTTCAATTTCTATATCAGGAGTTGTTATTTGTGGATATATGCTTGTTCCATCACCCAACCATAAGCCAAGCAAATATGGTTCTAGTTTAACGGGACTTTCTTTATAGGGTATTGAATTTGTCTTATATCCTCTAAAATGTTCCTTAAAACGATTGCTGCGATTCAAATAATCAGTAATACGCATATCCGTGTATTCTTCAAAGTCATTGTATCTTCCTTCATTTATAGAAATTTGACTTTTCTTTAAGCTGAGGATATGTGCATCATTTACAAAGTAATCTTCTGCACTTGTTTGTCTGACACGGAACATTTCGCTCCTGCCTTTCATCGTAGCAAGGACATTGCGGGGCGTGCCATCGTCACCCATGACACAATCTCCAACTTTAATATCTTTAATTTGCTTTATTGTCAAATCAGACATTATAATTCCTTGCGTAGGTGTCTCACACCCACGGCCACCGGTAATGAGGATAATGAACTTATTCCTGTCTGTGTATAACGGATGATATATTTCTTGAGGAACAATCATTTCAGCTTGTCTTTAATCCATGAATCAATTGAAATTCCGTGGTCAATATCCTGAGGAATATCAGCGTCCTCATCCTGTGGCTCACCAAAACCGTCTTTTCTTCCTAATGTGGAAAGAAGATAACGAATCATATACCCATCCGGACGTTCACGCCAACCGATAAAATTCCCTTTCTCATCTTTTTCAGGAATACCAAGGGCTAAAACACGTGCGGAAACAAGACATTCATCCACTAAAGCCCCTCTTTCATCTGTGATTGCATCCTTGAATTTATCATCAGCTTTTGCCCAGTCATATACGGTTTTCCTAGTTACACGAAATGTAGCTGCAACTTTTGTAAGATTTCCACCTGTCTTATGGAGGATTTCTCTAAATTTTGAAATGTCTGGTTTTTTCCTCATGCGCGCGTATCCGTTTATTTTGGTTACTCTATTCCAAATTCGACCCTATCCATAAACTCCTTTCCGTCAATGTAACGTTCATCAAATTCATAACCGAACATTTCCATGAAGTTTGCTCTTTCCGTAGGACTTTTGAAAGACAAAACGACATAACTTAACATACCATTGTCTTTCTCAAAGCTATTTTGACGTCCTATTCTGTCTTTTATTTTTTGTACTTCATTGTGGCGTGCTATCTGATTTTCTTTTGAATCGCTATAAAAGTCTCCGGAACGATCAATTCTTTTATTTTCTTCTCCTTCTTTGGTTATTTCATCTATACTGTACAGTGAATCGTTTAGAATATTGTCTTTACTCCAAATTTCATCATTTATAGTAAAATCAATATCACCGATACCTAACATATTTAGGTCAAAATCATTTAGCCCAGCATAATTATAATCAATGCCATCAAGTAGTTCTTTCAACATATCGGAATCAAACTCTCCTTGAACATTTCTGTTATTCATAAAGATATTTTGTTCTTTCTCGGTTTTTTCATCCATGTGAACTACTTCAACACGAATTAGATAGTCATTTCCTTTCGTGTCAGAGTTATACTTATTCACCTCATCTATAATCGAAATACGCTGATGCCCTGACACAAGATTACCTGTAACTTCATTCCAAACTATACCGCCTAATAATCCTATACGTTTTAAGTTTGCTTTCAAGCTCTTGCGAGCTTCTGGGGCAATTTTACGGGGATTATAATTGGCAAAATTTATGATACTTCGTTGTATCTCCCTACTTTCCGGTTGCGTTATTTTATTTTTTGTCATCATCCTTTACTACCTTGCGCGTTTTTTAATCCTACATAAAATCTTTTTGGTACTCCTTGTTTTACTTGTGCAGGAGAAATCGTGTCTGAGCCAAAGTATCTGAACATATTTGTTCTATATCTGCTTGTAACAGAATTGACTCTATCGCGTACAGAGTGCTGCCTGTTTGTGCCTAGCCCATATTGACGAGCTGCACGATACAGAATACGCATTCTTTGACTTTCTAATTCCGATAACGATTTTTTTCTGACTCAATACCTCTACTTTCTGTGTTTATATTCATAATCGAAAATTAGCTTTTCAGAGTATGGGAACTCTTCCAAAATACGTTTAAAATCATGTGGATATCTGTGTCGCATCATGAGCATTGTTTTTAAATCAATGGTAAAACCTTGACTTATAGCACCTGGATTATATACAAAAGGTTGTATTAATCCTCTTAGTCTAATATATTGAAGCACTTCTTTATTCGTCCATAATGCAAGAGGATAGACCATACCTTTGTCTGTAATATAACCGGACTTCGCGAATTTCTTTAACCGCATCCGCTTCATGTATCCATCTACACCTTTCATCCCGCTGAATGCGTATGTTATGCCTGTTTCTTCTCTCACAGCTTGTTCTATTTCTCCAATTTTTCTAGGCTTGATTGAAATATTAGGTTCACGAAAGAATCCACAAGCATAATAATAATCGCGTTGAAAATGCTTTATTTGGCGAATTTCTACGTTATTGTATTTTGTTTCTGCCCATTTGATATAAGGTTGGACATGGTCTAAATCGGGAATAAGGTACATATAATAGCATATAACCTTATTAAACATACCAGCAAGCATATCCAATAAGGCTATACTATCTTTACCTCCGGCTGAATAATATAATACAGCAGTATCCGTTTTTTCACGGATACCCTGTATTATCTGCATAGAAAGTAAATATTTGTTCATCATTTACCCCCTGCACCACTAAAGGCAACATTTAAGTCATATCGCCTTTGTTCTCTACTACCTAACTGTGAAGCACTTGCCGTATTTCTACGGTTTGCTACCAGTCTTCCACCTAAACCGGCACCATTCATATTTCGTCTTGGCCCGGCAACTCTGTTAATTGCTCTTGCGACTCAGCTTTAGACTATTTAGATTAAATATTCTCTGTACTTATTACTTTGCCAAGATGATACCATACTTGACTTATCAAATATTCTACGCCGTTTTCTATTTTTGTAAGATCATTACCTTCTTCGTCTGTGAAAATTATATACTCAGCAGATTTTATTTCGACCTTGAGTCTTGGGGCATTTTTTCGTCTACCGTTTATCAGATATAAAGCATCATATTTGACAGGTATGATCTCAATATTTGCACCATCATCAGGTATATCCTCTTGTCGTTTATAGTCTATGCCATTGTGTCTAAAATATACATATCTCGTTACGTTAGATGGATAGACGTATCTATGTTCTATATTTTGTCTGCCATTTAGAATGTCTTGAAAACATTCTTTGTTAATCTGTAATGTCAATACTTTCATAATCGTGTGATATATTTTATTTAGTTGCGGATGCCGGACTCGAACCGGCGACCTCTACCAAGTCAAAGTAGCGAGCTGACCACTGCTCTAATCCGCGATGGTACCTTTTCACAAAGATACCTAATTATGAAGACAATTTTGAATAACAATTCTACACATACGAAACAATAAGCCAATTGTTCGTTATTAATTCACAAGCATGTTGCTTTATGATTTGGTCTGCTGTGTTTTCAGACCTAACAATTGTCTGGTTCTCTCTACATCAATGAAGTTTGTCCATCCTGCATGATGCAGCTTTATGGCTGCCTCTTTTATCGTGATATCGCCACATGACACCTTTTCTTTCAAAGACTGTAATATACTTTTCATAACCATCTTAAATTTGAATAGTATATGCCATTCAGTATTTTATAATCACCAAATAATCTCACCTCGCCCTGATACATCATGGCGAACCTTGAATAACCGCAAATCTGCTTTATAGCCCAGTCAGCCTGCTTTGTTCCATATCCAAACCGCTGTATTTGGGGATAAATTTTCATTCTGAAGGCAATTTCACTGTCTGTCATGTCACCAACAGGACAAACGTTTAAAGTCCCATTGTGAGCGAAATAAACGCCATTCTCTGTAAACGGATGACAGTTGGCCCGGCATATAGAGCCATGAGTGGCAAATCTGAAATGTATAATGCAGTCTTCATCATCTCCAACCTCCGAAAGGTGGCGCAAGAATGTACGATAGTCCAAACCCTTATGAAAATGATTGGTTGAAACAAAACCGTAGCCGTTATGGTTGAGCTTTTTGATTTTTGCAAGAGTGTCCAGGCTCGGCATCTGGACACCTTTAGGCTTGTATATAATGCAACACATATTGAATTTATTTTAATTGTGCGAGGTTCATGCAAGAACCTCGGCACGTGATTTGAAAAATGATTTTTCTTTGGCTGTCAAGAAAGGTATCTCGTCGATTGAAGTTACCTCTGAACTCAATACGTTCTTCTTAGACCATGCAACCAGTTTAGCACAAAAGTTCACCCAGTTTGAAATCTTTGCAAAGTCTGTAGAGCCTTGATGCTGTCTGAACTCTATTGTTCTGTGGCGTGAATAAGAACATGCATTCACCTTGAAATACCTGTTGCCGTTCATGGTATCTAAAATGTCTGATTTTGTAGTACACCATGTAAAGTCATAGCCTTGCAGTGTTCTGCACCATCTGCTGTTGTTGGCACGCCTTGACCTTGCCATGAACGTATCAATAACTCTCTCTAACTTCTGATAGTTCTTAAATACGTTGATATAAGCCTCGTCAGACAAGTTCTGTGCGCCTATATGAACATGAAGGCCTGTAGACCTGTTGACCTGTGCGTTTGCCTCATTTAATGCCTTACAGCAGGTTTCTAGGCTTTTCATGCCTGCCTTGCCTGTAAGCACTGGCGACACACATTCTATAGGGTTGTTGCCTATGATTGATGAATCAGACACGAACTTATAATAGTGATTATTGTCTGTGTGGTTGTAGCCTTCATACTGAAATGGCATTGCGTTTCTTGTAGCACATTCACGCATAATACTTGCAGCGACAAGGCATTCTATCTCAACGCCAAAAGTAAACTTGTGCGATTCTCTTACAGGCTTAGGCAGTTCTGAAAGCAGAAGTTCAATCTCATACTTTCTCAAACCTAACTTTATGAAAGCAGCTTTCTTTGTTGCCTTAGAGCCTTTCATGTTCTTAATCTCGTTAACTTGTTCATTCAATGTCTTCATAATCGTGCTTGTTTAAATTGTTATTATTTATTTGTGTGAATCTCTGAAATCAAACTCTACAATTTTATGGTACTTATGTGTATCATACAGGCCTGTTGCGCTGCCCATTGCAGATGCAAGCCTTACAGCTTCTTCTAATGCTGTCATCACATCAGCACTGGCATCAGCAGCTTCAGCCTTCGATTTATCATACTCTCTTGCATTAACTGCTGTTTCTTGCACCTTTTCGGCTTCTTGAACTCTTTTAAGTGCTTCGTTGATCAATCTTACTTGTGCCTTAATCTCTTTGATGTATTCACTACTTGTTGTCTTCATAATCGTATGTGCTTAAATTGTTATTACTTATTGTTTGATGATGCAAAGGTATAGAATATTCTATACTTTGCCAAATTTAAAGACAGAAAATACTATCTTTTTAAGATTGTTTAAGATAGTATTTTCTATACTTTATAATAATAAAGGTAATTTTGCAATAGATTAATCACTAATAATATGCGCATTAAAGAGATTTTGAAAGGAAAGGGGGTTACCCAACAGATGTTGGCAAACAAGATGGGCGTGAGCTTGTCTGCCGTCAAGCAGATGGTATCTGCCGATTCATTGACTACAGCCACGCTCGAAAAAATCGCATCTGCGTTGGACGTTCCCATGTGGCAGCTTTTTGCCTCATCTAGCGATGTGTGCCCCGAGATAGGCGAAGTGAATGGCTATGTGAAAGTAAAAGGAACTCTTTATGAGGTACACTCGTTCGAAGATTTGGAGAAATTATTAAAACTAAAAGGTTAACCTATGAAAAAAATCATCTTTTTTATTGTTCTATTATTGGCTAATAATGCTTACTGTCAGATAACAATAATGAATACTGAAGCAAAGAAGCTCCAATATGATAATTTTGTTTATGATAGTTTGAGAAATATGGTTCCTGAAAAATATGAAGGGAAATATACATACCATCATTTAATTGGTCAAACGTTAATGTACTGTGGAGATCCCTATTCTTATAATCAAAAAAGCTATTTTAAAATTGGCGATTATTATCGTGTTGATGGTATTTTGCCTGATAATACAGATAAAGGGTTGTATCATAGATTATCTTTAACAAATATAAAAACAGGAGAAAAAGGGGAAGAAGGCGATATTTTTACAAATGAATACAATTTCAAATGGGTAGTATTAGGTCATTATGAGAAAATGAAAGAATTATACCTTAATAAAGAATTTGTATATGTTGGTACTGATGATGTTTTTATTTATAGTTATGGAAAAAAAGCAGACGGACTTATAAATTTAGAATCTGATACAGTATCAAGAAATATTCCAAAGGAATCAGTTTGGAAATGTATAGATGTCCAAGTTAAGCCAAGAAAAAAAGACGATGGCATGAATTTAGACAAAAGAAGCCCCATTGTTCTAATTTTCGACAATCCTAATTATGGAAAACATTACTGCTATTTAGAAAGTGATCAAGGTTCTCCGTACCAAGTCTTAGTCAATAAGTCTTTATCTTATGTTTGTGGTAGATTTCAGCTAAAATCCGATTACGAACAAGTAATATTGGCTAAAAATAAACGGAAGGCAAATCTAATTCGTAAATATGGCACAGCTATTGCAAATCTAATCATACAAGGAAAAGTTAGAATAGGAATGACAAAGCAGATGTGCTTAGAATCATGGGGAGAACCTGATGATATAAATACAACAACTGGAAGTTATGGAACGCATGAACAATGGGTATATGGTAATGAGAATTATCTATACTTTGAAAATGGGAAACTAACTGATATTCAAAACTAACTATTCCAGCCCCGTTCCTTCTGGTTCAGGGGTTGTTCCTATAAAAATCAAAAATAGAGAAAGGAGAATAACCATGACAACAAAAGATATAGACAAATTGAGCCTTGAAAAAGCCCACGCCTTATTTGAAACAGGCGATATAGATAAGATTGAAGTAGGAACGATGAAAGGTCTGTGTGAGATTCACCGCTACCTGTTCGATGGCTTGTATGACTTTGCCGGAAAGGTTCGCACATTGAACATAGCAAAAGGAAACTTCCGTTTTGCCAACTGTCTGTACCTTGATGCGATTCTCCCGGTTATAGAAAAGATGCCAGAAACGACATTTGACGAAATCATTGCCAAATATGTGGAAATGAATATCGCCCATCCATTCATGGAAGGTAACGGGCGAACCACCCGTATTTGGCTGGATATGATACTGAAAAAACGTCTGAAAAAAGTAATAGACTGGCATAACGTAGATAAGAACCTGTATTTGCAAGCTATGGAACGCAGCCCCATAAATGATTTGGAACTCCGAGTACTGTTACAACAAGCATTAACAGACCAGGTAAATGACCGTGAAGTAATATTCAAAGGGATTACTCAATCTTACTATTATGAGGGATATGAAGCATAAAATTAAAGCCGGAAGCATAACGCTCCGGCTTTTTTACTTGACTAGTCCTTTGGCTTTCAGCCTCTCTAAAATCTGATTATAAAGGTATTCTATTTCTTGTCGAAAATCCTTATACTGCTGATAGATAAAGGACACATCGGCAATATTGTTCGATATTACACATGGAGAGACATCCGGGAACACGCCGGAAATTTCTGCCCGAATACCGTTCGGCAGCCTACCGCCGGCAAGGGAACTTGGAGCATACAGGACCAACACAATAAAAAGAAATTTCTTACGTTGCATAACGTCATCTGGATTTGGTGAATGATCTGTCTCTGCAACAATGTCCTTAAACCAGGAATAAATTTCAGGAATGAGTGATGTATCCTGCAATAAAGCCGATGAAAGTTCTCGTTCACGCTCTGAAAGTCTTGATTTTTGTTCACGAATGGCCTTTAACTCCATGATTGATGAAAATTCTTTTGTCATAATATGGTCTTTTAGAAGAAAAGTATTATATTTGTGGCCTAATCGTGCTTGGAGTCGGTCTTTTTATCGTGGGGCTGGCTCCTTTTTTTAATATACCAACCCTCCATGCTTGTATGGACGCAGTTCATTATACTTTATTTTCTGCTCGATATGCCATAGCTATTCCTCCCAGTTTATCTTAATCGTATCAACATAACCTTCTGGGCACGCCTTATCAAAGGCTTCTTTTTTAGTAGGATAAGATTTTGTATCCAGTAATCCACCTTTATACACATTCACCCATCCCTCTTTCTTTTCGGGGGGCATCATTAACATTTCATCACGGTCTCTTGTTGTTGAATATCCAGCTTTATCATAAGAAATGATTTCTTCCTTTCCTAAAGAACCACTTATAAGAGCTACTATTTGGAATGTCTCATCCTTTCTATCAAAGCAAATAATCCTTGCCTTTCTTCCGTCTCTTGTGCAGACGGGCTTGCCTTCTCTTGCCTTCTGAATGTCGAAGGGCTTTAGGTTCAATTTCTTTTCTTCCATATCTTCTTTGGTTTGTTCGTTTCTACAAATTTGTTATCGATAACCCAACACAACATGGAGTAGGCGGCGTCGATTAAATCCTTTTCTATCATTATTTCATGATAGATTTCAAATCCATCCCTATCTGTATTCCCGTATGCTATTCTATTATTTTCATAATCAAGGTATAATGAAGCACTCCAAGTGCAACCTTCTCTTGAAATATCTTTTGGCAGAACATCTAAAATGTCCTGCAAGGTGAATGTCGGGATACCTTCCATCCATTCGTATTTATAAAATTCAGGGTTATTGAAGTCAAGATTCCACCCCGTAGACATATCTATCTCTTTCCCTTCTGCAATTTCTTTGGTAAGGTCTTTCAGCCAACACATACTTGCCTTGCTTGTATCCAACCCAAGCTCATGCAAGTGCTTTACCTGTTCTATGTCTAATACTTGTTTACTCATAACATCATATTTTAAATTCCATTTCCACGCCTGCCAAGGTTAGCAAGTTCTGAAGCTCGTGGACGTAATTTGTTTTATTAAAAGCGGAAACTTTTGAGCAAGTAGGTTTATTTAGTTCCCTATTTAAACATTCAACACGTATGCTTGTAGTTATATCATCACCTAATCTTACAAAGATATTTCCCTCTTTATCTTTATAGTAATCAGACATGTTTATAAACCCATTTTTCAGCAATATCTCTTCTGTCAGCGGTATCGGAAACATATCCTCTTCTTCCTCCTCCCACATATCGCTCTCGTTACCTTCAAAATCAAGGTAAGCGACATCGTCAAACACTCCTACTACTCGCATCGGGAATTTAGCATTCTTTCCTGCCAGCACCCAGTTGCCAAGCATCAATTCTTTTGTCTTTATCATAGTTTTCCCTCTTTTTTAGTTCCTCAATAAGAGCGTCGGCAAAGTCCACAGCCTCTTTAGCACAATATTGGTCACTCTTGTACTCAAACCCCAAATCCGAATCATCGGCACGCTCTGCCTGACCGTCGTCAAGGTATATTACCGGGAGCATGGCCTTTGCTATTTCATAGCGTCTCTGTTCCCAGTCGATATGTTTCTCATACTCTCTCTCAAATATTTCAAGCTCTTCATAGTGATATTTATTTCCGTCCGTATCTCTGTATATTCCACGCGCATAATCAAGGAAACTTACTTTTTCATTTAATTCGATTATTTCACCTGTAGCCTTGATACGTGCTTTCACTGTTTCTGTGCGATTATTTGTATTTTGTAAACTTTTTCTTGCTTCTTTTGGGCTCATACTACTTGTCTTATCAGGTTAATATTTTTATTTACCAACTCAATGATTTCGTTGTGCATCGGTGTATTGCTGTTACATACTCCACGGCTCTGTACGACCTTAAAGGTTTTAAGGTTCAGCTCAATTGTTTCGATGCGGTTTCCAGCTTTGTCCTTTGCAGACAGAATCAGGCTTTCTTTTTTCTTGTAATAGCCACATGCATATACACAATGGTGCATTTTCTCTCCTTCCTCGGCCATTTCCGCTACGGACTGTATGACAGTTATTACAATGTCTTCGTTGCCGAAGCATATACCGAAGAAACGGCCTTTTTCCTGTGCGTAGGTCTTTTCCCATCCCTGAGCTTCTCTCATTCTGTCAATCTCTCTTTGTCTGGCCTCCTCACGATTCTTTCTCTTCAAAAGGCGATCGTGTTCAGCTTTCAAATTTGCAGGACATACATAATGTGCGTTATGCGTGTCAAGTTGGAAATACTGCAAGAGATCAATATAATCAATCCATAAAGATGCGTCCTTCACGATATAATGATTCCGGTTACAAATATTTACAGCATGTTTAATATTTTCCGGTATCCCTCGTGTTCCTTTAGCATAAAGAAGACCATACTGCTTTGTTTTTATAAGCATCTCAGCTTCATTGTCAGTCAGCAGCATGACAGCAAGACTGCTTACAGATATTCCTTTGCAACGGAATGTAAAACCGTTTCTCTTTAACTTTGGGATAAGTCCTCGGACCGGATAAATAAATTCAGAGCAGATATCATATTTGTCAGGACTATATGAGTATCTCCCGTTTCCTTTGTCCTTTATGCTCATGGGCTTGCAGAAGTCCCAGGCATCATACACCCAAGCCATAGGCCTACATGGTCTTGCCATGATATATTCCTTCCCATCCTCTGATATCCAGTTCTGTACCGCTTCGTTTATGCTGAAGTATGGTTCATACCCTTTGGATATGTTTCCAGACATCTTGTACATCTGTCTTTCGATTATAAAGTGACGAAAGACCTGAAATCCCCTGTATGTTGTCGCTATCGTGAAGTACCAACGCTCGATAGATTTGCGTTTCCGGCTATTTTTAAGCTTTAAATGTGTTCCACAATGCGGACATACAGTTTCGTCTCCTACTATGTCTATTCCGAGCGGAGATGAGTTCTTTTCGTGTACTTTACCGCAATTCATACACCATACTTCGCCTTTGCTGTAGTAACCGATTTTCTCAAAACAGGTATCTTTAGCCCATTGTTTCTGTTTTTCAGTAATGGCCGGCAGCTTTGCACTCAGTTCGGCCACCAACCGTTCTGTTTTGTTACGTGGTTTCATTATCTTAAAAGTCGAATAGTGATTGCTCTGCGTGTTTACTTCTTTCTCTCTCAGCCTTTCTGCGTTCAGCTAGCTTCTTTGCCTTTTCTTCATCGGCTTCGCGCATACGATAGATGCACTGCTGCTGGTATTCTTTCACAGCCTGCTCGTGGGCTTTTGCTTTGTCTTCTTCCGAAAGTTCCTCTGCTGATGCAGAAGTGTTCACATGGGTTCCTTTGGGCAGCTTGTTTATCATTATGTCATCTTCGTCGTAGTAGTGGACTGCCAGCCCGAATACTTCAGCGTCAGTCATGTAAACAGCATTACCACGCTTATGTGCTTCTCCAATGACATAATCGAAGCATTCGTCTATATTTTTGTTAGCTTTCGCATAACTCTGTGCAAATTGTTCGTCATTTTTAGCCCGTTCGTCCAGATAAGCCTTAATGGCATCTTTGACATGATTTTGTTCTTTGCTCATATTTTGGTATTAGTGATTTTGACTAAGTTTGAGGAAATTTTCTCTAAATTTCCCCTAATTACCGCAATTTTCTTCATTTCTTATTGCTTTTATGGTTTAACTCGTCCGCCTTATCACGTGCGTATATCCATGTGTTAGTGTCGCTCATGACATTAAGAACTGCCTTCAGACCTGTTTCAACAGACTTATCCTCCGCAATATTCACATCGTCCGTCAGTTTATCCTCAACAAGTATGCGTGCTATATTACGCAAACAATACTCAAGTGCAGAACAGGACATAGACGAGAGGCATGAAGATACAGTCTGTCTGCCTTTACCCTTCATCACAATTGTAAAGTTTGTAAACTTTGCGGAACGTCTCTTGGCATACTCAACAGCCTCACTCGCAAGCGACTGCGCGACAAGAATGGCAGCACAAACGTTGATGTCCGGAACATTGTACTTTCCAAGTGCATTTGCCAAGGCAACACGCAACTTCTCGGTATATGGCTGCACTACTTCATAGGCTGCATTGCCAAAGTCCGCCATCCACGCCTTATCGCAGTCGTGCGCCAATAACTCACCTATCGAGCGGTCAAGTTTGCGTATTTCTCCCATAGAAGCCTTTGTGCCTACCATGCGGTTTACATACTTCTTAATTGTGCGATCATTATACAAGTCCGGCAGACGCTCCTGCATCATATCCAGTGCGTCCGTTGTATGAATTATCGTGATGTATGCCAACGCAGCAGAACCAAATACTGAGCCTGTGTATTCATCTCGTGACTTCTCTACTGATGGCAGCGCGCCACGCAAAAAGTATGCATTTGCTTCAATTGTGTCAATGGTTTTCATATCTTATTCAATAATGTTGTTTTCATGGTTTAAATCTCAATTTTACATAACCTCGTTTCTCTACTTCCCGAAGTTCGTCGAGCTGTTGCTCATTCACTTCGATATCAGTCTCGCCATTTATACTCATTCCTTGGCTGATATTGTAACGTTGTCGTATGCGGTGGATAATGCCGCTATCCTTTGTCGTCCAATATATTGTTACTTTCATACAAATAAATTTAAATGACTATATCTTAGTACACGACGTTTCGCTTCATTGTAAAATGTTTTATTCACTTCAAAGCCATAAGCTCTACGGCCTAAGTTTGATGCAGCCAACAAGGTCGTTCCGCTTCCGGCACATGGATCAATAACCACATCATCCTTGTCCGTAAATATCTCAATAAGCCTTTCCAATAACGGCACTGGCTTTTGTGTCGGATGAACTTTTGGCGTGTCATTGTCTATTGGCCAGTCAAAGCAGTTAAATATCATCCGGCCGTCATTATTGAACTTCGGCAGTTTATCTCTGTATAACACAAGCCCATATTCACAATTACCGACAATCTTCATGTTGGCTTTAAGAACCTGTGCAGAAAAATTCTTTCTGAAAACGAGGTTGATGTATTTATTTAACCCGTATCTTTTGCCCAATTCTATAAATTGGAATTGCTGTTCAAACTCGCAAAACAGAACCATGCACGGCGACTGATTTTTGCCCTTTGGTTCTTTGATTAGCATCTTTGAGCAGAAGTGCATAAATTCAGCAGGTCTGAACTCACTATCAGAAGAAAAGAATTGTTTGCCGGCCTTTTCGCTTTCCCCGTTTTTATTGTCTCCGTCAACATACCATGACGGATTGCTCGCATAAGCATTTTTGCCAAGCACATAAGGCACGTCGGTTAATATCAGCTGCGCCTTAGGTATCTGATAGCATTTGTAATTCTGAAAGCTATCGTTAAATAGTTCTATATTGTTCATACAATATTTATTTCCTTACTTCAAGTTGTCGTTCTATCTGTTCATTTGTCTTAGCTTTAAAGTTTGGGCACCTGCCCATATCTCCAAAACTAATCATCACCATGACAGGGTACATCAGTCCGTGAGCGCATCCCCTGCCGTACTCATCTGCAAAGGTGCAATCCTCGCACCTGCTGTTTATGTTATATGCTGCCATTGTCTTCAATAAACTTTAATCCGTATTTATCTGTGTAGAATTGTTCATTCATCCTGCGCGTGTCCTTGTCGTACATAAGAGTGTATGCGTCGGTGGTCTCGACATAGCCGTGCCGTTTAATCAAGTTCCATTTTGCTTTGTAGACCTTGGAACTCGTTTCCGCCAAACGCAGCTTTGTCTTTTGCGGTTTGCCTTCCCACTTGCGGTAATACTCCATTTTGTATAGTGCAGACCTTTTCCGCCCAAGTTTCCCAAAATTTATATTCACGAGACAATCCATCCATATTCGCTTTTTTTTGCCTTCGATACGCTGCAAAGTCTCTGGTGTATGTTTTAATTTTAATTCTCGGGCTATTCTTTCAAAAAGTTTTTTTGATATGCCAAACTTAGTCTGCATCTCACTGCCTGTCATTGTCGGATAGTACTTTTTGACTAACTCAACGTGATAAGGATTGCGCCGGGTGCGCTCGTACTGCATAATGCCGCCCTGCTCGTGGACTATTCTGTACACTGCCGAGAGCGATACACCTGCCGCTCTTGCGACGGCTGTCCTCGGGCGGTCGTTGATGTGGGCTACAATATATTTTCGCTGTTCCTTTGTAATAAATGCCATAGTCATTTCTTCTTTGCCATATTATGCCACATCTCTTCGCTCACTGATAAGCTGTCAGCCTTAGCCTGTGCTTCGACGTAGCGTTTACTTGCCGTATCTCTCTCTGCTCTCGCCTGTCCGATGTACGCAAGGCAGACAGATAGCATAATTCCAAACTCAATCAACATGAATAGGTATGGATTGGCACGTATAATGCCGTCTACAGCGCATAGGATGCGTTTTAAGACCATATTGCACCCTTGCCTTATAAGTTTTAAGCCGTCCTTTATTTCGTGGCTCTCGTTGAAAATAATCTTACTCATTGCTTTCTAATTCTTTGTCGTTTTTATGCAACTCACGCCATTGCTCGTAGGTTAAAGCTGTTTTCTTCCATTTGCTTTCTTTCTTCTCGAGTTCCATGCTGTCACGCTTTGCGATAATATGGGTGTCTTTCGTCTTCCAGTAAACAGTAGTCTTCATACACGTTGCCCCCATTTTAATGATTCAATAATCATATAATACAACTGTGCCTTTTCACTTATTGTACAGAAATCAAAGCTGTCAACATACTCCAAGGCATTAAACTTTATCATTTTCATATCTATAATTCATATCTATAATTCATATTTATTTTCTGAGACTAATCCCGCTGAAAAGAACGGTTTTTGTTATCGCCCGCAACCTGTCAATGGTTCTCTCTCCGTATTTCTCCCGCAATTCTTCTATTGTCAGGTTTGTCGTAAGAATCAGGAGTTTACCTTTCTTTTCAGCCTCATCCGCCAGTTCTGCAAAAGCAAGCCTTTTTTCGCCGTACTTAACACTTATATTTTCTGTGCCTATATCGTCCACGTAAATGATGTGCTTTTGCTTAACAGCGTCCAAATCAGCGTTCATCTGCTGTGAATCGTAGCAACTTACCACCTTTCCGCAGTAATGATTCAACAGCAATGGTATAATCTTACCACAAATAAGCGTCTTTCCTCTTCCACAATTACCGAAGCACAACAGCCCACGGCCCTCATTTCCGGAAAGCCAACTTACTACCTCCTCATATTCAGGGAGCCATTGAGCGTCTTTTCCTGTAAAATACTTTATACCAGTCCATAAAATTGTTTTTGCATCTGGTATGAAAAATTGTACTTTGTTTGGTATAGGGGAAAAACCGGTATCTCTAAGACGGTTTATTGTCTGCTGAAAATTTATCTGTTCCATATTACCAGCCTTTAGTGTATTTTTCAGGTGAATTGTCTTTTAGAATCGTGCCAACTTCAGCTTTTGACGGCATCCGTTCACGGTTCGCCCACGTCGCAAGCCTTTTCGGCAGTTCCCAAGTCTTTTCAAGTTCATATCGCATCTTGGTTCCTGATTTGTTCAGCTCACTCCAGTAGTCGAAGAAAGCCCTGATCATTTCTTTTGGGTATTTACCTACATAAGGAACCAGGGACAAATAGAAAGAATCTTTACGTGAGAGAGTAGCGGCTTTAGCCGCGTCCTTCTTTACTACTACGCCAGTAGTAGTTTCTTTAATATTATTTTTCCCTTTTATTTGCTTTGTGTCACCCGTGTGTCGTTTTTCGGCCTTTTGAGGGGGTTGTGTCACTTGGTGTGTCAATAGCTGTGTCGTTAGCTGTGTCACTTGTGAACGTAACTCATTGATTTCTTGCAGGATAGTTGTGTCACTGCTTGTGTCATTTGCTGTGTCACTAACTGTGTCAGAAGGCATCCCGTTGTAATCATTATATTTCACCAGAGTTATCACATTCATACCTTGCTTCTGTGACAAGGTTATCATGTTTTCTCTTTTCAGATAAGCAAGGAAAGTTCTTACTTTTCTTTCAGTCCAACGCCAACGTCTTGATAAAAATCTTATAGATGCAGGATATTGTCCTCTTGTATAAGAGACTTCTCGACCTCCGATACTCTCCATACGGGGCGTTGCCTCAAATCGTGCCGACTGTATCAAGTCAAGCCACGCTTCGCAACTGCTAAAAGTCCGGGCTTCATTCCACATATCATTCGAGAAGAACTTGCGGCTTAGTTTTATATATCCTTCCATAATATTAGAATCTTACGTTAGTCAATTGTCTGTTATTTGAGAATACAGCCCATTTACCGTTACCACCATCTACAAGACGAAGATCCTTCACTTCACCGAAACGTTTAATGTTGCCACATAGGTCAACAATCCATCCGGCTTTTTTATTTGGATGTGGACGGATGGCACGGCCCACAATCTGATACCAAAGTGACAAAGACATCGTAGGACGTGCCATTACAATGGTATCAAGTTCAGGATAGTCAAATCCGGTAGTAAGTACACCGACATTGGCGACAACGGGTATCTCTCCAGCCTTAAATGCATCAAGAATACGTTCACGTTCTTTCTTCGGTGTTTCTCCTGAAACTATTGCAGTACCAGGGATAGACTGCGTAAGTCTTTGAGCTTCTTTTAAGAATCTTGTAAATACCAATATGCCTTTACGCTTGCCGCCGACTTTCGGATTCATAAGACGACGAACAATGCTTACCAGAAATCCGTAAAAATCAACACGCTCATATTCCTTTACCACAGATTTGTCAGTATAGTCTGCACCGGTAGTGTTCACCTTCAGGTTTAGCTCATTCCATCCAATCGGATTCATTGCGTAGTAGTTTAGCTTTGAAAGATACCCCATATCCAAAAGGGTTGAAATCTGAACCTGATAGATAACTTCTGAGAATACACAAGGGCGTGTGCGTGTGATGAACTTAAGCATAGAACCATAGTCACGACTCGACGAGAGACGGTAAGGTGTTGCTGTCAGTCCCAGCACCTTACACCGCAACATAGAAAGGAAGTCCTTGTACATACCTTCTTTTGGATTAACCAAGTGGCACTCATCAATAATTATGTTCTTAAAATGCTGAAACAGCTCAGGATGGTTCTTGACACTGCCAATAGTAGCGAAAGTTATTCTTGAAATATCTTTTCGCCCAAATGACGCAGAGTATACAGAACAGTCAAGAATGCCATAAGAACATAGTTTCATATAGTTTTGCTCAAGGATTTCTTTACTGGGCTGAAATACTAACGTATATCCTTCCAGCCGACTGGCTATATCAGCTATCACCAGGCTCTTGCCGCTGTTATGATGAATAAAGAATTGCCCATCACAATATAAATGGTTTCCGTCAATAGTAAAACCATAATAGTTCCCACGCCCTAAATATTTGACTGAAAATCCTGTTACAAGAACGCTTTTCTTTTGTGAACGTGGCTTGCCTTTTCTGATTTGTACTTTTGTTGGTATAGTATCAAGTTCGCCTGTTATGACCATACGATAGTATGTTTCACCATTTACTATTTTTACAGCTTTAGTACCACAGAAAAAGCCAAGGGAACGGCATAAGAATATGACATCATCTGCAAGTTGTTCCGATTTGGTGCAATATTCGTAGGTGTTTTTATTGCTGTCATAGTAAGAGTCTGTGTCAAGCAGTCCTGCAAGAAGCTCCATTCTGTCAGATTTGGAAGCTGTTTTATAATGAATAGGGATGAATTTGAACGCAGATGTCAATCCAGTAAGCCCCAATTCATCTAAAAATATAGTTATAGGGTTAGGATTTGCCCGACTTACTCTAATGTTTGAAAGGCTATAAGTAGAAGCTAAATTATTTGGCTTTGTAGCTTTTCTTACTTTCATATTATATTTTGTAGCGAAAGAATACAGGAAATCTTCCACTTCTTTTCGTTGAGAGGTTATGTCAATTCCATTGATTGAACAACCATCCCCAAGGTATAAGCCAAGAAAATAAGGTTCAATGACCGATTTATCTTCATTACCGAAGTTTACAAAGCTTGGTTTTCTCAATTTATGAAGATGTTTGTAATTCTTGCTTGTATTGATATATTCTTCTACGGAAATTTCATCAATCCTCGGCATACAAGATGGAAAATTCTTACCCTCATTAGTTTTGTATAACGAAAGGATGTGACCGCCATTTACTACGAAAGGTTCTCCTTTTATGGGAGTTATTTCATATAACTTATCCACGCCTCTGTGAATTTCCAACACAGTACGTTTGTTGCCATCATCGCCAACAAGCTCATCCCCGACTTTTATATCTTCGACATTCTTAATTGAACCATCATACATTAGGATTTTAGATCCTTTCGCATGGCATCCTGTCGGTAACACCATGATGGCATTGTTCTTTTTGGCTTTGTTGGAAAAGAAATTCACAGCTGCATCACTGGCCTTCTGTTGGTAATCACGTAAAATATAACTCATAAGCCTTTTTCCTTACTCAGTTTGTCTCCCAAAGCCTTGTAATACTTGGTGAGTTCGATTAATTCAAAATCGGTCCATTTCCTTGTTTGTCTTGCTTTCCATGCAAGTTTGGCAAATCTCATCGGCCCGATTTTGTATTTAAGATTCTTCTCATATAGTATCAGATGGTCTGCACTAAAACGGTTGCACGCCCGGCACTCGGCGTGGGCGTTGTCCTCGTCAAAGCGTGTAGCCATGTGGCGGCGCGAATAGAAATGTCCGCAATCTGCCTGTTCATATGGCTTTATCTGGCCGCATGAGATACAGCGGAAATATCCGTTCGGCATACAATCACGAAGCCGGATATAGCGGCTGAAAACTTTGTCTAGTTTGGCCACTAAATCCGGCTTCTTCTTAATTTTTATACCCGCCTTGTCAAATAATGGCAAGGGTTTTTCTTTATTCTTTTTAGGTTTCTTGATGTAGTACGGCATATCAAAAGAATTTCAGTTATTAAGTATTTCTTAAATGCTTATTGCAGGACATATGGGATTCGAACCCATATAAATACGTCTATCCGTTCTACCCTTAAACTAATGTCCTCCAGTTGTCTTTCCAACTTGTCTTATCTGCACAGATTGTGGTATCGGCAGGATTCGAACCTGCAATGCTTGGCAATCTTCACGTCTTATGCGTAGAACAGTATGATTCGTTTTACATTGATGCCCTGTTTTCATAACATCTTAACCAAGTCTACTAAGAGTTGTCAGCGTCTACCAATTTCGCCACGATACCAAATGCCCGTCTTTCCGGGCTGTCAATTATACTTCGATGATTACGATATCAGGGGCTACACCTTTGATCGCTTCAATCTGTTCGTCAATCACCTTGTTCTTGTATTCTTCAATAGTCTCATTTGCACCTGCAGAGACCAAGGACAGAGAAACTTCTCGGCCATCAACATCTGCATAAATCTCAACTTCTATTTCTTCACAGGCAAAGCCCTTGAAAAGAGGAATATTGAGCTTGAACGATTTAGGAAGATTGGAATCTACGACCTGTGAATAATTGTCTGTCTTGCTTCCATTTTCTTCCTTGCTGCGCTCTATATCCTGATTAACCTTTGCCTTGAAGTTCTTCAAAGTGGACACAAGCATCATGTTCTCAGACTTATCTTTGAAAAAGGCACGATGCATCTTAAAAAACTGAGACAGCTTGATCGGTTCCCATTTCTTCTCGGTGTTGATGCCGAACTCCTGCATTTCTTTTGATGTTATCAGAAAGCCACAGACTTCAGTTTGATAGTAGTTGGTCTCATCAATGGTCAAAGCCAATCCCATCTTATCACGATTGACAATGATATTTGATGCTTTCTGATTAATTAGTCCAATGCGCTTTTCCAGCCATTTGAATGGTGCTTCAATGGTTCCGGCAATTGAAACTTTTTTAGGCTCTTTAGGATCAAGCGGTTTTGCAGCTTGTCCTTCTCTTAATACTACTTCGATAGGCGTACCATTATAGTCTTTCGGTACAATCAAATTGATTTTGTTCTCACTCATAATTAATTGTCTGTTCCTGTTTTACGGTTAATACTAAATACTGTTTTCTGCATTTCTTGTGGCATGATAGGGCGGCTATAAACCAATTCGCCCAGTCTGTTATAGAAGCCTGCCATTTTTTCGTCATGATAGAGAATCTTGGCGCATTCTTCATTGTCAACGAACTCAGTACCCCTTTTGATGTGGTCTAAAAGTTCTTGTTTTTCTTCGTTTAATGGTTTTAGGCGTTCTTTGAACTCTTGCATGGCTTCCTTTTTCTCTACTTCAATATCATTGATGGAGATAGAGACTTCTGCAAGCACTTCTTTCTTTTGTGCAAGTTCATCTGGCGTGAATCGATGTGTATATCCGATTTTCTCTATCGCGTCTGCATTATCTTGAAGAAACTGCCATCGTTCCTTCTCTGGAATGTCTTGTCCTAAAAATTTGTCCATAATCAAATAAACTCTTTATTGCGTTCAATTTCTTGTTGTGCAAAAATTAGCATCTGTTGTTCGTTGGCAGCAGGCAAGTATATTCCTGCGACGGATGAACTCCAGTTACGGAAGCGGTCAATGCTTAAAGTCATTTCGCTTGTGGTAAGCTCTGCTGAACTTCTCAGATAAGTTACCTCTTTGCCTTTTTTATTGACCGTCTTTCTCTCAAACAAATCACGGTTGCAAGTCCTTTTATAGAAGTCAATTTTGGCTTCGTCAAGGCTGCAACCGTACTCACTACCGAAATACCCTAAAAGAAGGTGCAGATAGCTGTTTTGTGCTAAAGTCCGGTTAGGATGTTTCTTTCTTAGTTCAACTACGGCACGCTCTTTGAACAGCTTATTTACATACGCCTTGAATTTGGGTACATCATATTCATTTTTTAAATTAAAAATACTCATGTCTAGAATGGTAAGTCATCTTTGGGGTTGCCGTTTGCATCCACTTCTGGAGGAAACTGTGGTGACATCGATGTTTGTTGGCTTATTGGTTGCTGCTGTGTCTGTGAAGCTGGCTGGATTGCCGGTTGGTGTGCCTGCCGCCTTGCTTCAAGTTTGTAGCATCTAATTGAAGTCATACGTCTAAGCTCGCCATCTTGGTTAGTCCAGGATCTACCTTGTAAAGCAAAAGAAACTGTTATAATATCGCCAATCTTGAACTGGTCCAATTCGGCGCATTTGTCACCTGAAACCTCTAGTGGCAGGATGTTTTCATACTCGCTGCGCTCGCCTGTATATGGATCATAGGTCGTTGCATCCAGCAGGAACTCACGCTTAAGAAATGGGCTGCCGCCGTTTTTGGAAGGTATCTGAATAATCTGGCTTATTCCAATTATACGCCCTGTAATCTGGTTACTCATCTTCAGCAAAAATTTTCTTGTCTGTTATCAAATCTCTGTTATCGTTCAAGAACCTGATAAACTCCTCGCAATGATCAGTAATAATAGGTATGTCACGTTCTGGTACAAATGTGTAGCTTTCTGTATAAGTGGATTTGAAGTCTGTGATGTTATACTCAAACGACCTGACATCATTACCATTCTGCATAAGACAGTACGGATAAATCATGTGCTGCCAGTGATCCTTGAACTTACCGACATAGTAACTGCCTGTTGTCTTTATATCGTGGACTGACATCGGTAAAAGTTCGTCTATGTAACCATATAGAAGTACATCACCAAAACACGTTGGCAAAATTGCCTCTACTCGTTGCTGAGTTAATGCGCCTTTATAATAGTCTGCGAACTCACGGCATAGAGAAATGGGAAAATCAAATTGACGGTTGTTATAGGTGGCTCTTAGTCCGATTATGGCCTGTCTGCCATCCTGCATGTCTGATAGTATTCTTTCTACCTGAACCTTTTCTGATTTCCGATTTTCAATCATGCAGTCGACCACCTCATTGAAAGCCGTCCCCTTATCAGCTGCTTCGCTGTCGAACGGGACACGGTTTATCGTATCTATCAGGCGTTGGAACTGTAGATCTTTAAATTCGTCTGGGGTATGTGGGGGATTCTCACTGAATCCCCAATATTTGCCCCATATCACATCGCTTTTCAGATATCCGGTAAAGGTATCGAGAAGCGTTGCATAGAATTTGAATTTAGGCTGCTTTGTCTGCATAAGTCTTAGTTTCTTTATCGAATATAAGCCCAAGGGCATTTACCTTTGCTGAGAAAAGACGTCTAGCCATACTTAGAGAACTTCCTACATGTTCGAAGTTGTTTATCCTCGAAGCAAAGTCGTTGGCAGACTGTGCGTCCGTTATCATTTCTATATTATCTTTTATCTCTTCAATGACTTTGTCGTAGCGTGCACGCTCTTCTTTTTTAACCTGCAGCATGTTGAGATAAGGCATGATGACTTTTGTACTTATAAAATCATTCTTTGCAGTCGGGTTGCCGTTTTTGTCTAGAATGCTTGGCACAAACATTACGCCCGGCAGGTTACAGGTGTTCTTGCCGTCGTTGCGTGATGTCGGATCGAACGTGACAGTACGTTTTTGTACACCGTTCTCGTTGCGCATCTCAAGATATCCGAGCAAGTCAAGTTCTGTAACGATTGAGTTGTATGATTTTTCACGCAAGGCAGGGATAAATACAGTGTCGTCTCCATCTTTTCTCGTGTCTCTGTGAGCTACAAATACCACGTTTTTGTTGAGCGATGAAAGTGTGCGTGTCATCCAAGAAAATTCGGCGTTGATGCCACCCCAGTCCTTGATTTGTGGCTGGCGTATACCGCATTTATAGGTGATTATAAAATCCATCATCTTGCCGATTGTATCTACCACGATAGTCTGGTATGTAGATAAGTCTTCTTCTAATACTTGCCGGACATCCTGCCATGAACTGACCTGAACGATGTCAATACCATCCAAGTGAGCCATATTGACACGCTTCACACCATTGTCAAAGTCGAGTAGCAATGGTTTTGGTGCGCTTAATGCTACTGTCGTTTTTCCCATACCAGCTTGACCGTATATCATCATTTTTACTGTTGATGGGATTACTAATTCGTTTGATTTCTTAATAAGTGACATAATCCAAAAAATTAAATTGTTAATAGTATTTCTTTTGTTTCTTGTTCAATTCTGGTCTGGTCTATATATGGCATCTTGCCATTGTCATCAAGAGTGCATAATTCGACATCAATTATACGGCAATCAGAATTAGTCGGGATAAATCCGCCTGTGCCATTATAATAGTCGTCCTCTGTGTACCCGTCGACAGTCACATCAACTGTCAATATCAGCGTCTCGTCTTTCTTTTCGACTGACACTGCTGATATTCCGGCATTAGCGCAATCGGCACATTTGCGTGCCAAATCTGCGTAGTCGCGTTCGTAAAGTTTCATAATAAAATCTTATACCATATTTTATACAAGCTCTTGCCGTATTCGGCTGAGAACCATAGAAAAGCTACTGCTAAGGCAGTGGCATCGCCTGTATGGCAGGCATAAATAAATGCTATAATGTTTACAGCTAAAACCATCTTTTTCATATATTGATTATTTTTGATTATTCTACAATATCCTGCCGCGTCATCACGACGTAGCAGGCTAAGAAAAATATTCAGTTCTCAAGTAATTCTTAATAACTGCCTGTTATGTATTTCATCTTGTCGTGGCCGAGAGAGGACTCGAACCTCTAACCTCGCGGACCATTCCGCGGCTCTATACTTTGAGCTACCCGGCCTTTGCATGAACTTCACAGTGGATGCAGTCAAGAAAAATGATAAAAACTAGAAACTTATAAAATTGGTACCCTGTGCCCGGTTCTACCGCAGTCTCAATGGACAGCACAAGGTTATTGTAAAAGATAAAGCATCAGCCGAAATGGTCGCCCAAACCATGCCCTTTATAACCTTTTCCTTTAGGATGGACATATTGCGTAGCATTTAGCTAAATCTTAGGTCTTCAGAAATTCACGGCATTATTGCCGTAAACACATAACTGGTAAACTCTTTAGTTACATGACACTTATTTTTTCATGCATGTCCAGTCATGATTTAAATTTTTGCGCTTTGTTACCGATTATATTTTTAGCCCTACTTGCGTCCTCGCATACGGCTATAGATTGTTAGTCTTGCCGTCTGCTTCGCTTTCGTATTTTTCAACATGTCAAAGAACGCCTGTCACGTGTGGTGCCGCCGCTCTCGCTGCGTGATGCGAGCCTTCAGCTCTCCCGGCACCTTCAATGCTAGCAGTTGTCCATCCACTCACGAAGCGCACTTTCTTTGAACACATGTCGCTTGCCCTGCTTAACATGAGGTATTTCTGTTACCTTCTTATACAGCGTGTTCAGCGGCATGCCGAGCAGCTTGGCGGCTTCTTTGGCGTTCAGATACCGCTCAGGTGTAATCATTTGCGGCTTGAATCCGTTCTTTTCAAATAACTTGAACAGTTCTTCAGCTATCATGCGCGCTTCAGTTCTCGTCATATCACATACAAATTGAAATTAAATTGGCTTTCTTAAAGCATCTGTATTCTTGTCTTTCAGTGTCGAAGTAAACCTGAACGGTGTCGTTTCTCTTTCTGTTGTCACCGCTTGTTGCTGGTATCAGGTTTTCTTTCAGTGTGCCGTATGCCTCACGTATTGAACCGTCAACTTTCTGAAAGTAGAACTTCACGATTCTCTGTTTCATTGCTGCCTTCAGCTTCATGTTGGCCCAGGCCACCTTTAATGCTTCACTCATTGTAAAGCCATTTCGCTTTACGAACTGCCATGCAAGGCTCATAATATCGTGTAATACATTTCTTTTCAT